CGTCATTATAACGCTACTATATACGGAAGTCAATATTTTTTATAAAGATATCGTCATTATAACGCTACTATATACGGAAGTCAATATTTTTTATAAAGATATCGTCATTATAACGCTACTATATATAAGTATAATAAAAATTATATAAAGCTAGCTTTATAAATATTGCACAATAAAAATATAATGATAGCGTTATATATTTGTGCATTATTCCGACTTGTTTTTATATAACGCTAGCGGTATACTATAACCAAGTTAAGAAACCAAGCACCAAACGAAAGGAAGAAAGCAAATGAAAACTTATAGAATTTATGTAAATGGTATGTATGTAGGTACAGAGGACCTCACAAGATCAGAGGTAACAGCAATCGAATCCGATCAGGACATAAAGCTAATTGAGAAATAGAAAGGAGTGGAAAAGATGATTATAGGAATGTTAAACGACGGAAGAACTTGCGTGTATGATTTACCGGTAAAGGTAAACACAGTGGAAGAATTTGAAAGCCTTATATGCGGCTACAATGATGGAAGAATGGCAGAGAGCCAGCGCGAGGAGCTTTACAACCTGCCTAAGTTATCCGGGCTAAATGGTCCTATGTGGAACGGTTGGGGAACTCTCCAAAGTACAGGCGAGACGGTCGCAATAATTCGATACGAAAAACCTAGTAACTTTTAGCCGAAACGCTCCGATCTTGGAGCGTCCACCGCGGGACGGTCTCCCGGTGCTGATGATGGCAGACTAAAAAAGGCGGCACGCCTACCAAGCACAGCCGCCACCAATCAAAAAAGAAAGGTGACTGTATTATACCACAGTCAAAAGGGAAAAGAAAATGAAAAAATTATCACACAAAGAAATTTACAGAATGGGCGAAATGATGGACGGCATCAAATTAGAGTGTAATATTTACACATTCGAAAATGCAGAACACTATATTTCACGGTTGGAGCAGTTCAACGAAAAAAGCGGGGTATGCTGCCACAAAGTAAATGAGATTATAGCGGAAATCAAAAAGGCGTTTCCTAACGCTAAGGGCTGCCAGGTTGATTCTAAATACTACGCCGCTGGGATTTATGGATGTATCGGCAGACTTTCAAAAGTCACTATATTGGACAAAGAATGGAATAGCACCGGAAACAGCTTTTATATTTATTTTTAAGATGAATAGGTGGCAAGTGCAGACGGTGCAGCTTTCCGGGGTTCGATTCCCCGGCTTGCTCTACCCGAAAGGGAATAAATAAAAGAGAGGTAAACAACATGAAAAATTTAAGTGAATGTAAAGAATACTACAAAGATTTATACATGGATTGTTTAGAAAAGGATTCGTTTGAAAAAAGCATTTTTGAAAGCACTGAAAAAGCTCGATATGAAGCTTTTTGCGAAACATTAAAATTTATCTATGGCGCAGATTTTGAGAACATTATGCCGAATTGGGCAAATGATGCATCAAAAGAATTTTATTCAAAAAAATAGTCGAAACCGCCGCAGAGGATGCCAGCCGGACCGATACCGGCGGCGGTTGTTTTCGCTCTTTTTGGGCGTATTATATTAAAATAAAGGGGGTTTTATTTTGAAATACGATAAATTACTACAGGAAGTAAACGAACAATACAAGAATATTATAGCATCCCTTGGCGCTTTAAAGCGTGGGGAAATCAGCGGAAGCAAAGCAAACGCGGACATCATGCGCGCTTTTGATCGCGTTGATGAATCAATACAAGAATATGAAAAGCAATAGCCGGATCAGTCCGGCTTTTTGTCACACCTTGACAATTTGACAATATAGGCATATTATAGCCCTAATTATATCTATAGCACGTTTATATGACTTTGGCGGCTTGTGTGGCTATGCGGGCATTCTATACGTTCACAGGCGCAAATATTCGCTTGCGATAACCTTTAATTTGTGCGAGTTGAAATTCTGCAACCACGCCCGGACAGATCGGCAAGACAGACACCCGGACAGGTGCGCCAAGATTCCATATGCCGGAGCATGGCGAAAGATCAGGACACCAAACCGGCGCAGCGGTATATCAGGCATTTGTGCAATATGCCGGAGATCCGCAGCGGATCAGCGAAAGGATCAGCGCGCACCCGGACGGGTCCAGTATCAGTCACAAGCCGCAACCAGTATAAATCGTTTTCAATTTTCCGACCCAAATTTCACGAAAATTTTTGCAAAATTCATCAAAAACGCCGTTTTGGTTTTTGAGCCTGTAAAATGGTACCGGGGGGGGGTTCAAATTCTCCCCGATTTGAAATTTTTTTCGTGAAAGTTTTTTTGAAAGCAGATCTTTTTAGCGCTTTTCTCAAGTTTTTCAAAAACCAGTTTCCTAACTTACATAAATCCAATTAGTACGCAACTTTTCTCGGAAAAATCTTCATCAGATCATCAGCCATGTACACGATATCTCGACCATACAGAGACAGAAAATCCGCAACTATCTCTTCTGTGCGCATATCCATATGACAGCCATTCTCGAAGCTGTAAACGTGCGTCAACTCATGGCATAGTACCTTGTCTGTCATTCGATCTGACAGGTTATCTGCAATCGTTACCGTTTTGGTCGTATTATCGGTAACGCCAAGCGTATATACGCCATCTGACCGGCGCAGTTCTTCACTATTTGGTCTTACATATTGCAGTATCCAGTTATTTCCATTTACTGTAAATATCATATAATCAACTCCTAAAAAGGCTATGAGCATTGCACCCATAGCCTTTATTTTTACATTTTGCTGACAAGGACTGATAATTTGGACTTTGCCATATTCATTTCTTCCTGCGACATTCCTTTCATCAGATTCAGCAGATCATCCGACATTTCTTTCATGTACTTCTCCAGCTCACGCATTTTTGCTTCTTTGTCCTGCGGCTCATTTCCTTTGTGCAGTTCCTTTGATTCTGTGTAAGCCCTCTTTGCGCTTTCATACCGGCTTTCTGTGTGCGTAGGCTCCGTATAGTACATACGACCATTTCCCCTATCCATATCACGACTGTATTCCATGTCGTGATAACGCTCTGGTGTCATGTGCCAGTACGGCGGCTCTTCATAACCTCTGCGGTATGTTCCGCGACCTTTTGGTGCAAATCTGCCATCAGCATATCTGTAATGGTCGTAAAATCTGCGTTCCGGATAATCTTCGTACTGTTCGAGCATACGCATAATATCCTCATTATCTTCTGACTTTTCCATAGCTTCAACGATTCTGTAATCCTTGTCAAAACAAGCTATGTTCTTCACTATTTCTGTAAAATCCTTTAAATCGTCAAGATTTTGCCCTTCAAAATTGTCAATTCCAATTCCGTCAACCTTAGCCTTGACGCATTCCATTATCTGTTTAGCCCATTTGTGCATAATATTAAGCCTCCCTTATCGCAATCAAATTACTGTTCTGAACCTCAATAGCCTGTGTAGATGTATTCTGCACAGATACTGTACTGCAACAACCACAAGGTACATCAACGTATGCCTGTGCTGATACGTTAAAGAAATTTTCTACTGCTGCCGGTGTAACAATCATTCTTGTTGATTGCAAAGGCTCGCCATCTACCGCAAGTGCAAGCGAAATAGCTCCAACCGTACCGCCCGTCGGAATCTGAATGTTTCCGGAATACGATACAAGAAATCTTGCTCTGCACTGGTTTGTAATGCCTCTTAACTTGACGATACCACTTCCTTGTCTATGAACAATACACTTGCTACCGCATACTGGTGTTTCTGTAAAAGCAACATCTTCTCCTGCGGCAACTGTTTGTAATGCAATTCCTGTAAATTCTGCCATATTTTTTACCTCTCTTTCAAAAATAAAAACCACCAACTAAATATTAGTTGATGGTTTCTAAATTTGATTATGCACAATAACTCATGGCATATTTCTTAACAATATTCTCAAAAATAGCTTTAAGCTGTGGTTTTTCAAATATGATTGCAATTTTTGTTGTCTCGTTCTTGATTGCTGTCTTTGTATTACCTGCCTTCTCCATTCGATTTTTCTTATTATCTTGTAACCTCTTTAGACTACAATGTGCTGTTGTTTCTAGTTCCCCGTAAAGCTGATTATAAAGCGTCTGATAATCAATATTGCTTTTAATTGAGATTTCGCGCACCCTTGCATTTATTTCAGCTTTCCAATCGCCTATAGGCTGTGTAAATATCTCTTTTATATTACCAACTGTCTGCTCGACCCTGCTTATCTGTTCTGCCTGCCGTTTCTGCTCCAATTCTGTTCTGTTCATATTTTCAACAAGCATATTCATAAGCTGTAATTGTGGGGACAACTGCTTTTTATCAATCAATTCTTTTTTTACTGTAAAATATGTTTCAATCAGCCTGTCGTATACTTCCCACGCGATATCTGTATTTAATGACTTTGCGTGTAAGAATGTCCCTTTTTCTGTCCATAGGTATAGCATATGAACGTTTGGCAAAAGGTCAATTTGTCCGTTCGCCTTAAATTCCTTTAGTTCTTCTCCCTTTAGACATATAAAATGCTTTCCCTCAACATACTTGTCTCTGTTGCGATTAAAATTCTTTGTTATTGTATCTGTTGTGGTTCCATAGCATTCAGCAAGTCGTTGCGTGGTTAATACTCTAGTACCGTTGTATTCTGTGATTGTCAATTCTCTCATTATGCCGCACCCCCTTGAGCCTTTAAATCAAAGTTTGTAACTGATTTTTTTATTGTTTCAAGTTGTTGCAACACTCCTAAAAGAACATATTGTGTTCTTTCGTCATTGATGTTGTCCATAACTTCTGCCAGTGTTGCGTAAGCGATTTCTGATGCCGTGTCAATGTCTGATAAATATTCTACGTTCATTTTAGTTTACCTCCGAAAAATCTTGAATTTTCCGAAAGAAACTGATATGATAGATTTATCAATCTCTTTCGGAGTTGGTGCATTGAGTAATCGTGTGACGGTCAAATCTAGCGATTACTCTTTTTCTTTGTCTAAAACATTTTCAATCCCTTTTCTGACAACTTCTGTTCTTGTTACATTGTGTTTTTCACAATACTGATTAAGTCTATTGTTTGTCTTTTCATCAATCCTTGCCTTAACCTCTATTGTTTTTGGTTGTAATGCTTTAGGTCTACCTGTGCGTGGAGACATTTTAAACACCTCACTTTCTGTGGCACAATTAAAGTATATTTTATGTGGCACAAAAAGTCAACCCCAAAATTCAATTTCTAAAATCAAATTTACAAATCATCAACTAATATTCAGTTTTCAATGTGCGAAAAGGGCAAACATATTTCAGTCTGCCCCTTGGTTTACAAGTAATACTGCTTTTGCAGACATAATCGAGTTAAACTCAATTAAGATACTCAATTATTCATTTTTGCGTAGTTGCTACTTTTAGCTGCTACTTTTAGCATCCGCAACTCTGATTGCATCCACATCCGTATGGTACATATGTGTTTGGGTTAGGAACAACATATGCTGGGATTGCCGGTGGGTTTACAGAATTGATGATCTGCTGTGTCTGTGCTGTCATTGCAGTAGTCAGAAGCGCGTTCTGTCTATCCTGTGATGCAGCTTGTCTGAGATCGCTGTTCTCAGCCTGTAATGTTGCAATCTTATCCTGGCACAGATAGTCTAAGATACTACGTGTGCTATCCGCAATTGCCTGTCTTGTCTGGCAAGCCTGTGTAGCCATATTGTAGTTAGTGTCTGCAAATCCTCTTTCGATTTGTCTCTGTGTTTCACAGCAACATGAAGCGTTCTGTGCCGCCATGTTGGTAAGCGTTGACTGAATGGCATTTGCGTTCTGCATTCCACTTACTGTATCAGCATTGATTGCCTGCTGGATGCCATAGCCTGTCTGCATGATATTGGTGTTGATTCCGTTGAAACCTGTAAGCATACTGTTGTTTACAGCATAGAATCCATCACACAGACCATTTGTGATACCGTCAAGTTTGCTGATAACTGCTGAATTATCAAATCCGCGCTGAATATCTGCCTGTGTAGCAGCTGTCGCAACATAGCCACCGCCATTATTGCCGCCCCAGCCGCCAAATCCGCCATTACCCCATCCAAAGAGCAATGCGAATACAACGATAATCCAGAGCCAGCCGCCATCACCGCCCCAACCGTTGTTTCCATTTCCGTCGATATTCGCTACAAGCGGAACCGACGCGCAATTTCCTGTGTTGAACATATTAGATACCTCCAAAAATATTTTATTCATAAAGAGGTCACCCAGGTATTGTGCACAAACCTCTAATATGCTGTTACATACCCATTCTGCTTTTTATTTGTTTTATCATTTCATCCGGGTTTACTCCTTTTTCCCGGCATAGGTTACGTGCCATCTGTTCTATTCCTTTTGTGTCTCCATTTTGAGCCATTCCGATAGCATTTTTAGCCATCGGGTTTTGCATAACTTGGCTATTTCCTATCATGCTCTGCAAAAACTGTTGCGGACTTTTAAACGCTTGAAAAAAATTCATAAAACCACCATCCTATTACTTTTTATGACTAATCTATGACTAAACTTGGACTAATCTTGATTAACTTTTGTTCTTGCATTAGTCTTAGTCAAAGATTTCTCGTCAATTTTCTTTTCCAGTTCTTCTATTTTGGAAAACAGTGTATCAAAGTGCTTGTTGAATACCTCTGTGGCTTCGTCTGATAGCCCTATTTTCAATTTTTCTGTTTCTTGTGTGGGATTGGAAGGGTACGAATCCGAAACGGGCTTAAAAAGCCTTGTAACGATTTTGCCGTTTGTGTCCCAACTCTTTGCGTATATCTCTGACAGATCTTGTGTGGGAAAGAACGCAACCGATCCATCCATCGGGACATCGTTTGCGGTAATCATATCTGCGGACTGCACCACTCTTCCGTTTATTCTTTGCGCTGCCTGCTGCATATATGAAGGTTGCTGGTACTGCTGTACTGCCGGCTGACTATAAATCTGCTGCTGCGACTGCATATAGTTCTGGTAGTAATTTGGATTTGGGTAAGGCTGCATAATGTTCCTCTCTTTCCGCTTTTTCAGCTTCGACCAATATATTTGTTTCATCCTGTGTCAAAAATACATCTTTATTCGGCGTTCCCATCTGACTGAAATTCATCAGCATTCTTTTTTTCCTCTTTTTCCAGTATTGTCTCAATGCCGTGCACAATGTTTGATTGTGTTTGAAGATCAAACATCTGCATATCCGGCATTGCAAATATCTTTTCTAAAACTGTGTCCGAAAACATAACTATCAACTCCTTATGGCTATATTTTGGCGCATAAAAAAAGAATGTGGTTCTCACATTCTTATCAATTTATTCTCATTTTGCATAAGGCTTTTTCCGTGTACCAGTTATGTACCAATTATGTACCAATTTTTATAAAAATACGTGAAAATATATAAAAATATACAATTTCACAAAAACTCAATAAACTCAATAAAATAGGTATTTGTAGCAATATATTAAACCACGTAAATTTATATAAAAAACTTCAATTAACTACGATGCCTAATTTCATTTCACATGTCTCCTTACTGAAAATGCCTATTTTATCGCATTTCTTTGTCTTTGTTTTATTTATATGTACCAATTATGTACCAATTTTACACAACCTTTAGTGCTTTTGCCACTTTTTCAATTTCTATTTTCTTCTGGTCGTCTGTTGTATGCACATATAGATTCATGGTTATTCCAATATTTGAATGCCCTAAAATCGTTTGAAGCGTTTTCGGCATCATTCCGGCTTCTATACATCTCGTAGCGAATGTATGACGCAATACATGCATTGAGAATCTAGGAATTTTTGCCTTATCGCAGATTTTAAACAGCGCCGTGTCATATGTGCTGTTCTTAACGGGTGCTCCGGTTTTACACAAAAATATTCTGTCTTTCCATTGCATTTCGACAAATTTCAGATGCGTGTTTTTCTCTTTTTGCTTATTCAAGATATAAATTGCTTCATCTGTCAGTGGTATAGTCCTATACCCCGATTTGCTCTTCGGCTGCCCCTCTCTCCATTCGCCTGTTGAATGCCTATATTCCAAACTCCTGCTAACCGTAAGCGTTCTGTTTTTAAAGTCTATATCTTCCCACTTTAAACCTGTAAGCTCACCAGTTCTCAATCCAGTCTGCAAGATAAATCTATATTGATACTCATAAGACATGCCGGAAGCATATTTTAAAAATCTTTTCTGCGCTTCTATTGTGAGTGCTTCTTTCTTAACGGATTCTTTGCCTATGTCAGATATAACAGCCCTTGTGCATGGATTTTTTCTTATTACATCGTTGTCGAATGCATATTGCAGCATATTATATAATGCTATTCTCGTTTGATATATTGTCGATTTTCTGTATCCTTCATCATCCATTTTGTTAAATATTTGCTGACAATGAATACTGTTTACATCTCTTAGCAATTTATTCCCTATTATTGGCTTTATGTTCCTGTTATAACGCTCTCTGTAATTTCTGACGGTATTCGGTCTTACTGTCTTTTCTTTTATTGCAATCCAGTATTGGAACCATGATTCAACAATCAAGTCCGATGGAAAGTCTATATTTGAGTGTTGCTCTTCATACTTGTTTTCTGAAAGCCATTTTTGGGCTTCTCTCATTTTCAAGAACAGTTTTTGTATGCGCTTTCCGTACCTGTCAGTATACCTAGCGACATAGTACCCATCTTTCCTTTGGGACAAACCCTGCCCTATTTCCTTACCTCTTAGGTCTTTTCCCATCTTTTACGCTCCTTTCTGTATGGAAAAAGCCTTATGCAAATACATATAATATCACATAAGGCTTTATAAGTCTACAACTCCACATTATCAGCAATGAACTTTTCAAACTCTTTTCGCTTTATTAACCGCTTTTTGCCTACGTAGATAACAAAATTACATCTTGGATCACTTGAAAGCTCTCTGATTTTGTTTATGCCAATGCTGCTATATTCTGCGGCTTCTTCTATTGTCATTGTGATTTTTTCCCATACAGGTATATTTTGCTTCATTTTATCAATCCTTTCTATTTTCATTTTGACCTTGAATACAATTCTTGAAATGGTAGCTTTCGATAACTTTAATTTAAAAACCATTTCGTCAAGTGTTGTGCCCTTACACAAATACTGGAACACTTGATATTCTTCTTCTGTAAAATTAGCATTTCCGACGATTGAATCAATCTCTGGCTTAGTCAGTTCTGATAACCTCATAAGCCGTTCTCCCTTTACTCTTTTTCTGTCTTAATCACATCTGCACAATCCAAATATGGATTTTCCTTTTCATCTGCACGTTTACCTTTCTTTTTGAAAAACAATTTGTTCGTCCTTTGTAAATAACTTCTGTCTGCCTTTTTCGCATTCTCACAATTTGACTTCCAGTGCTTTTCGCATACCTTATAGCCTTTCTTTACTGGCTCCCCGCAAAAGAAACATTTACCCTCGGCAACTCTCGCCCAGCCGTATTCTCTTGGATATATGTTTTTTCTTTCTTTTTCCCTGCATTTTATGCAGGTGTAATATCCTGTTCCTTTTACACTTACTTTTCCACAGCAAGTACAAATACCATCCGATTTCCTTTGATTGTGTAATTGCTTGTGATAATCTCTCATATACTCATTGTATTTTTCCCTGCTAATTTCTCTCTTTCTTTCGATTCTGTTCGTGTTTTCAGCAGTGCATTCAGGGCATACCTTTTCGGATCCAAACAATTTGTTTTTTTGACACCTCGGGCAATATCCCATTTTGGCATACCATTTCCTTGTTTCTAACTGCTTTTCAGTTTTCCTTTTCTGACATTCTGTGCAATATACTCTATTGGCACGATCATTCGGTTTCCCACAAGTGGGGCATATGCCCTCCGCTTTCAGTCTTTCGTATCTTTCTTTGTCGTACATATGATTGCATGAGTAAAGCTAGCTTTATTGTCCGGACAAACCTCTTTACCTCCTACAATTTCAGTTTTTCTTTCAGCCGATCCGGCATAGGTACGCATTTTCGTTCTTCTGCCGGCTCTTCTTTTGCTTCCAACGCAGTCTTTTGTGATGTTTCAATTTCCTTGCCGATGCAGGTCCTACTGCTGGAAATCACAGCTTTTATGTCTTTTGGCAATTTCTGCATTTCCTTTTGCCTGTTCACAACAAGCCGATAGCTCTTGATAAAATTGGACTGGATCACGCTCTCAATGCTCTTTATGTCAGACTGCGCCCAGTTATGTATGTTTTCCGGGCTTCCTACCGCTTCTTTCACAAGGTCGGGTAGCTTATCAAATTCTTCTCTCGACTTGTAATTTCCATTCCGCAGAGCCTTGCTGACAAGCGACCACGCTTCCATTTCGTTCTGTTCGGCAGGGCTATTTATCATTTGCATCTTATCAATAATCTGCCCGATGTTCGGCGCGAATCCGCTTGTATCCGTCGCTATATAGGCTTTAAGAGCCATCTGTACTTGCTGATACGGATAATCTGCAAGCATCAGAAACCATGTATTGACAGCTACCGTTTTATCCTGCGGCTTGTAATTTGGGAACGCTGCTTGTATCATCATTAGAAGCTCTATCGTTTCCTCTCTTGTCATTAGGCATCCCTCCATTCGTCATATACGCTGCTTTCTGCCCGGGATTGTTCTTTTCTTTTTCGCTCCCAAGTCCTAACAGCCGCCTTCCAATCTTTCATTCTATTTTTCCCAATCATCCAACCTTTGCTCGAATAGAAATCAATAAATGCCATCGGATCAATATTATTCTTCCGCTCTTCGCAATACTGTTTAACTTCATCAAGAGTGGGCGGATAAAAGCGTTTAGCTTTTTCCACTCTCACACTCTCCCCTATACTATCCTTATCTATACTATCCTTATCTATACTTACCTTACCTACGTATCCATTCTGTATACATTCTGTATCCGTTTTGGATACATCCAACGTATAAGCCTTGTTTGACTTGATTCCAAGCATAGATTTCTCTTCTACATAATCTGTAGGTCTGTACCTGTCCGCCTGAATGTAATTGTGCATTTTCCAGTGCTTTATTACGATTATTCCGCTATCGAATAGTATGATAAATGATTTTGCAATCAGCAATTTAAAATCATCATCAGAAGCACCACACATTTTTTGTATTTTCTTTGGGTTATTCACAAATCCATCATCATCCGCATTCATAGAAAAATGAAAATACAACATTTGCGTACTACTAGGCATATCTAAAAAAGCGTCACTTTCAGTTATCCTTTTTGTAAACATACGTCTTTCTGCCACTTTTCTCACTCCTTATCAATCAATCTCTATTCTTTTTAGGCAAACCGGAGCTGCCCGGTCTGTTCAGCTCTGATCTGCATATTCGGTGTGCGTTCTGCCACCTTAAATCCGAATTTTTCAAATTCTTTAGCTTCCACTTTCGGAATCAACATTGTTTTCACCCACTTTCAATAAATCCATAAACTTCTCATACTGTTTCTGTGATACCTTATTATTCACTTTATCTTCTCTTAATTCGATTTTAAGGTGCTTTTCTGCAATAGACGATAATTCCCTCGCCAAAACCTTTCTTCCTTGCTGTATGCCGTCCCTATAGCCTTTAGATGGTCTAAATTCATTTATCTTCTCCTTGCCCTCTCCTTGACCTCCAGCAGTTTTGTTATAGCGGCACTGGTATCCTTTTTTGGTAAATGCCAAAATCCAAGACTGCTCCCACTTGTCAAGTTCATCTTTCGGGCAGTGCAAAAAATTTAGCTTCCAGCCATAAGGATTTTCTTCACTGTAAAACCCTCTCTTTTTGATCGAGAGGTCTATGTGCTGATAGCCCGTCAAATGACTACACATACGTTGCAGTATTTTCGCTGCCTGCCCGATGTAAAAATAAGATATTCCGTTTTCATCTGTTCGCGTAAGGAAATAGATGCCGCTGCCATCATCAAGTTTCGGATTGACCGCAAGTAGTTTCTCTCGGTTCTTTTTCTCAATCGCGTATATCTGTCTATAATTTGGTTTACTCACCAGAACCACCACCTTTTAACCTGTTAGCAATCTTTTCTAACCGTCTCAAAACCGCTGTTCCGTCACTCTGCATAGGAAATGTTGCATCTGCTTCTTTCAAGAAATCATCAATCGCTCTGTTATAACCATTACTAAAGTTTGTTTTATCAAGATTTCTCATGGCTTTCAGTTCTTCCAACCATTGAGCGACCTGTTCATTGTTATTGGCAAAAGAAAAATCCCCATCAACTTTGTTTTGCTCTGCATCATATCTAAAATTTTCAATAGCTTCATCAATCGTCATACTTGGCACCTGCCTTTACAATCTCGATTGCCTTATCAAGGGAAATGAGATAATTATTGCTGTTGCCACTTCCATACAGCTTTACAGAAGGGTCTGTTCGCAAACGCTCTACAACCTTATCAATATCATAGGTGATCGGATAATCGCGCAATGCATAAATTACATCTTGCATATCTTCCGCATCACCAAACATAACCGATTTTTCAAATGCATCTGCATCTATCAATCTCATTCTTCATCACTCCAATCCAACTTCTGACCGCATCTGTTACAATAATTATTCAATCCAATATAAGCATGATGCACCATACTGCTGTGAAACATTTTTTCTACATCATCGCTTTCGCATTTTTCAGAAACATCATTGTCATCAAATTTAATTATTTCTAAGTCACACGATGGACATATGCAAGCATATACATTGACATTGCCGTACTGTTCATAACCAACATCTTCATACCTAACTTTCATTGGTATCTGTTTTTCAAGTGCCTGTATTGCAATTCCAAGTGCTTCTGCAAAAATTGAACACTCTGGATGATGTATTATCTCTGCTTTCAAGATTGTGCTTGCTTCGCTCTCTGTCATATTATTCCTCGCTTTCCGGCTTCTTGCACCGCTCAAATTCGATAACCCATACCCACGGATTAGCATCCCAGCCGTAGCGGTCAATATCGGATTTCTTGATGGTAGAATCCCACAATCTCTGAAATAAGAGAAACAATTCAGAGATGAAATCAAATTTACTAGCGTATTCATTCGGTTCTACCCCAATTCCTTCTTCCTGTACGCTGAGTCCCGTAATGTCTTGTAGCCGCTCTACCCTCACATCCATAACCTTAAGCCAAATACGTGCGGCTTCTTTCGGCATGTGAATGGATGGGTGCCACTTCGCGTCTCCACTTATTTCATCTGTTGCCCGATACATGTAGCAACCACAAGTTTTATCCAAAACGCTTTTCTTTGGCTCTTTGGGGCAATTTCCTCTTTCGTCTCCATCACAGTTCCAACATTCAAAACGCTCCCATGTTTCCCGAATGTACAGGATATCTCCAGGCTGATATGGCGGTTTGAAGAATTTCTCTCCATACCCATCTGCAAATGTACCTCTACACGATATGCGCCCTTTAGGTGTAAAAGCGGTATACCCCCATACTGCGTTGTTAGGAATAAAGCCTTTTACAATTCTTCTCGTACAGCTCTTCCGTCCGTCCAGAATCGCCCGAACCATCTCTGTATTAAACAATATTGGTTTTACATTCATTCGTCGTTCCTCCCTAATAACTCTGGATTCAGTCGTACATTCCGAAGTACATTTCGTCTCTGTCGTAACCTTCTCCAAAAATTCGCCAATTTACTCTAAACGCAACAAAAAATTTAATTATTGTAAATCCTATGACAAAATGGTGCCAATCCCAAGCCTCATAATATTCTGCTCCAAAATTCATTCCCCAACGTTTACCAATTCCAAAAGCAAACGATACATGCCGTTTCTTACTTTTGAACACTATTGTTCCTGGTTCCGATTTAACTTTCCTCATATTCTCTCCTATTCTGCTTCTGATTGAAGCCATTTTAATAAATCTCCGTAACTATCATGGATCTCCTCTTCTTTCTCTGTGTCAAGATTGTAAATTGACTTATAAGGTTCTTCGTCCTTTTCAAAATCACACATGTTATGAAGCCAATCTGCCAGCTCTTCATCCGACATTCTTCTAATTTTCTCTGCGTTTGTCATATCAACGATCCTACTCTTCTTCCGATTGCAACCAATCCAAGCAACTGCCCTGTCCTTCGTATTCTTCGCCAAATGTGTTTTTAAATCCGACAAGAAATTCTGATAGTTCTTCATCCGACATATTCCTTATCCTGTCGGCATTGGTCTGCCTACTATCGCACCTACAGCAAGGCTCATTGTCTCTTGAATTGCTGTTGTGCTTGCAATCACAAACATTCTTTTCTTCACTATCATCAAATGCTTTTAAAAACATTTCAGCAATTTCTTTCTCGTATCTACCACACATACCATTGCAATCAATATCCGCAATAACCCTTGAAAAGAAATCTTTGAATTTGTCAGCAATATAATCTCCTGTGAAATCTTTAGGTATGTCAATTACTACTTTCATTTTCTTTACCTCTCAATTCTTCCAGTTTTGCTTCGGCTTCAACTCTAGTTAAAAACAAATCCTCGTTTAATTGCCCTAAAAGATCGCTTGTCGAAAAACCATTCTCATTTTCAAAGTAAATTTCTACTCTTGGAAAACGATATGGAATTATAACAAACTTGCTTACAACGTGTGAAAGAATTACATACTGTCTATTTGTATAATGTATTTCATAGACAGTATCTCCCACCTTACAAGGCAACTTGATAAGTCTGCCCTGTTCCTCTAAGTCCTCATAATCTGCCAATTTCTGCAATACATTATGGCGGTTATTTTCCCATTTAACAGGTTCTCCACTAGGTGTAGCATATACGCCTGTTCCGTTAGCGCTTCTTCTTGTCAATCTCTCCATTACTGCTCCTTTCTGCCAAAATGCATCACCCAATCAATAAAATGTAATATAAAAAATAAGGGGTCCAGCACAAATGCAATTATAAATATCAATGTACAAGCAAAAATGTTGAGGTTTGTACATTCATATATCTGCCTTGGGGTAACTGCAACATTATCATAATCCCAAATCGTTGCAAAAAATATAATGATAATAAATATGATATAAAAAGCTAATATCAACATTTCCACTCCTTTCTACCACACCGGGTAATAATTCCCTTTATCATCCACAACCCAATAACCTGTGCTCCAAGTATCAGTTAATGGGTCATAGACTTTTCTGCCTTTAATCATCTAATCTCCTTTCTAAAACGGGCACTCTTTTTCTCTGTGATTAGCAAATAATCTCTTTATCCACTTAGGCAACATACATTTCCAAACTGGAACATTAAAATATCCATTTTTATCAAATAAGCACCCGCAATCATCACATTCTCCCTCATAGCTTCTGGTTTCCCAACCACAAGGGCAATTCTCACAATCATTATCATACCAGCAGCTAATTTCTGTGTAGCGTTCCCACTTATCAGAATTTTCAATAGGCTTTGAATAGCTGATTGTTGTAATTCTTACATTTCCAAATCGTTTGTCTATTTCAATATCTTTATGTACTTTGAATAATTTCACTTTTTACCTCCTAAAACGGACACTCACTAGGATTTTTCAAATCCCAACTTTTCCCTGCTTCTGCAACATCTACATTCGCCCCACAAGCGACTTTCTTCATCTTCTCGATAAAACTATCACTATCAGCATTTTCACTTGATAAATGGCACATTATGACGTTCTGCAAGCTATCTGAATAATTTGCTTTAACAAAATCACAAGCTGTGTCAATGCTTAAATGTCCTCTGAATACATGGTTGGCTTTACCCGTGTTATCTCTGTCAATTAAATCCTTGTCATAGTTCACACCAAGCAGAATGTGGTTTATGTCTTTAAACTTCCATTTGATTAGTTCACAATCCGTTATATAAAGCATTCTTCCCATTTCATTGTGAGTAATCAAAAAGCCATATATCGGGCAAGGTTCGCCGTTTGCGTCTGTATGTGTCCAGCTGCCGTCTACTGTTGTTAAATCAAAGGATTTTACTGCAAACTCGCCCATATTCATTGATTTACAGCTATCGCCTAAATATGGAGCAAGTATCGGTATTCCCATTGACTTAAAATCGTTTAACGACTTGCTGTGGTCTAGAGGTGGGTGTGACTTATAATCACACCCTTTATCCCCCTTATGTTCCAATTCAAGCCTTTCTTAATCTCCTTAATCGGTATTCCACAATCAAGGATAAGTGTTTCTCCGCTTTCGGAAGTTAGCAGATAGCAATTTCCGGCTGACGATGAGCCTAAGCATTTTAACCTCATACTCACACCTCGATTTCATCATCCTGTGGAAACTGGAAGACTTTAGGAAGTACCCAATAGTTAGGCTGTACGTAGCATTTATTCACAATGTCATAGCCGCCATCAAGCTCCATTCTAGAAAGATACTTTTCTCTCAACATTTCCATAGCCTTAATTGCTTTTGCTTTGGTGGAATACTTTGCCATAAAGCTATTTATGCATTCATAAGGTCTTGCAATCGAATCTCTTATAGCTGTTACGCGATTATCGATTGTAATTCCAAATACAAAAAGGCCATATGGAACATCAATTTCTCCGCTCTGTGAAATTACTCTCATCCGAAAAACTCCTTTCTAACATCAACTGTCTTGCATTTTAATTTGTAACCCCAATCATCAATCGGCGGTCTTTTACTCGGACAGCAGATAAACTCTCTGCAAATCCGAGGGCGAACCGCATATATTGCACATTTCTCTTTTGGCTTGCTATTATCAAGAAACGGGCAGGTCATATCAATGCTTTCTTGCGAAAATGGATATGCGTGCTTCTGTTCTTCGATATGTTTCTTCACTATATATCTGCGGATTGCATCTATCTCATTTTTAGTCATGGGAAGTATGTTGCTGCAACAATTTCCGCACTGGGTACATTCGCCATTGCAAGTCAGATCATATGTGCCGTCAGAAAACTCTCTAATCATTTCTTCTATGCTTCCATTTTTCATAAGCCGCTACTCTTTCAAGAAACTCGGTTCTGCTGCCTATTCTGCTGCTTCTACATCGATTGCTTCATCTTCTGAAAAATCTACGGAATTAGCATTTTCAGCGATTTCATCCTGTGCAGCTTGATATACCTCGTCCATTTCGACCTGTGCCTGTCTTGCCATAGGATCATAATTCTTTGGATATTTTCTTGTAGCATTGTTACACATTTTCCTCTGAATCATGCTTTCCGGCGTATCAAGCCAAGCGCCGCTGATAAATGGTCTTGCAGGATCGCATTCAAGCATTTCATCAACTGTCTTACACGCTCTTAAAGCATTAAGTATTTCTTCTTTCTTAGCCTTAATCTCTGCTTTCTGCTTTTGCGTAGCTTTATACCTATCCTCACACACGCCAAAAGTGCTATTCATCATATTTTGCTTGACATGTGCTAAAAGATTTACTTTAACACTATCTCTATCAGCAGAAAGATATGTTACTGTTCCGTCTGACAGTTTAACAGGATATACAACCCTTACCGCCTTATCTGAAATCCCTTTTTCTTCCCACTCCGGCTCTGTAACTGTAAGCCCTTTGTGCTTTGGCGGGATATACACATCTCCTTCCTTAATTACCCAATATGGATATACCTGTTTTACATCCTTGCCATAGTTAGCAAGCAATGAATCGTAACCGCTGCCCTCGATTCCCATTTCAACCTGCTTCTGCCATACATCCTTTCCTGTCTGTGGGTCAGTTCCAACTTTTACATTTCGCAACTGGAAATAGCATTCTCTTGGATATGCACTGGCGTTCAATTTAAGAGATGCGCAGCGCTTAACGATCCCTCTCAAATTGCTTGTATCAAGATTTCCCATGTTGATCTTAGTATCGCTCTTAACAAGGTTAAATATGCTCGTCATAGCTTCCATAGCACATTCCTTTGCATAATCGTCCATATTCATTCCAACAGCCTTGTAATCGTTGATGATAAGTCCTGTCATTGTATTGCTCCACTCGCTTAACGAAGTGGTAAATGCTTTTTTATCTGAAACCGATGTATTCTCTGCCATAATTACTTTTCCTCACTTTCTTTCAATTAATCTTCCTTAACTTCCATCAATTCAAGAGTGTACGGCGACCATCCTCTTTTTCTCTTTCTGCTTCCGTCACATTTTCCTACAAAGTAATCTTTCACATCTTCAATATCCTTAAAGGGTTCTTCTGTAGGAACACGTCCAGACTGATCCGTGTTTATTCTTCCATCCTTGACCTCGTAAATATGACCGGTTTTGAATATGCTGTCGCCTTTAGTAAAAACAATCTTGCCGTTGTAAAGTTTTGGGGCTTCTTCCACAAGGTCAAAATACTCAGATTCAAGACCGGCATATTCTTCTCCTACTTCTTCTGGCATGGTCTTATGGCTTAATACTTCGATTGTAATAAGACCGCCTGCAACACCGACGACTTTTCCACGTGTCATATTGTCATTTGTGATCGAGTAACGTCTACCGCTTTCCGAATTTCCTTTGACAATATCACCGACTTTGAATTTATGCAGCTCTTTCGGTTTGTCCTCTTTAAAACCGGTCCCAAATACGATATTAAAGGCAGCTTTGATTTCTTTGTTGCTCATTGTGTAATTACCGGCACCGTCTTTTGACATGAAATGAGCACAGCACCCACAACGACACGTTGGGGAGTCTAATATGCAATCACTGCACGATCTACCTTCACAATAGGACCTTAACCTCTTTCGCATATCCTCAACGGTGGTACTTTCTTTATTGCTGTTCATGAGACGATCAAATGCTAATTTTGCGCCAACATGGAAATCATATTCATCTGCAGGACTGCAACGTGCAATAGCTTTATCTCCTGTAACCTTATCAACAGCAATAACCTCACGTTCTTTGCTATAAATAACGATGGTTTCATTTACTGGCTTAAGATCATCATCTCTAAAAATCCAATCGTAATCATTTTTGGAATCGTGCACTACATATCTACTGCTTACGGTACGTTCAATTTTTACAACCTTCCCCATCAGATGATCCATTTTCCCATCTAAATTCCAATAGGAAGGTCTTTTTTTGAATTTCTTTACTCTTACCTTGTCTCCTGCCTTAAATCTCATCTTTTCCCTCACTTTCTGCTGACAATTTGATTGAAGCCTTATAAATTGTTTCGATGCATTTAGGCATCACATGAAAAGTAACATCTGTGCCATAAATAATGCTTTTAAAAATCAAAGCACCTTTCTTGCTAATTCCGGCGAAATAACCTGCATGGCATCTTCCCGATGCATTGAAAACAACGTAATTCCCTTCACGGATTTCTTTTCCGTCTGTAGTAAGTACCATCACTGTGGTTTCTCTTTTAATTTCCATTTTGATCTCCTATTCGATTTTCAGTTTTTTATCAGTTACGATCAGTGTGATTAACTGAGATTCAACCATTTCGGAAACCGCTTTCAGATTTCCACTGTCAAGGCTTTCTGCATCGTCAAGAATGATTGGCATCGAAATGCCTTTGATTTTCTGAAATGAACTGCAAATATCGATTTTTCCAAGTATTCGGTTTCCTTTGTTACTGGAAATATCAAGAATAGATTTTCCATCAACCGTAGGGATACAGCAGTTCTTGTATTCGCCATTCTTCGCGTAGTCGAACAGTTTCCATTTAACCAGTGAAAAATGTTTGTTGACTTCTTCGGTCAATTTCTCGTTCTTGCACTTATCAAGCTGTTTCAGCAGATACAGTATTTTTTCTGCTGTTGCGACAGCCTGTTCCGCATTTTTCTGTTCTTCTTTCCACTTGGAAATCTGATTTTCGATATCTGTAGTGTCTGCTGCCGATAATTGACTATTGCAGTCAACAATCTGTTTTCTGATCTCGTTTTCCTGCTGCTTCAATTCTGCTTTCAATCCGGCTGTAGAATCAAACTGCTTCATTGTTTCTTCGCATTTTGCAATCTTCTTCTCGATTTCCTTGTATTCTTCCGTCTGTGAAACGTCCACAGAATCAGGCAATGAATTGTGCTTTTCTTTCAGTTCTGCCTGCTTCTCTTCTGCTTTTCTGATCTCTTTTTCCAGTCGTTCAACCGTTTCCCTGTCTGATTCAATTTCTGCAAGGCATTCTTCTTTGGCTTTTTTGAAAAGATTTCCGTTTGCTTCGATAGACTTTAATTCTTCTGCCCTGTGGCTTTCAAATTCAGCTATCATGGCTTCTTTCCTGTCATGCGGCAACTCTTGACTGCAATACGGGCAAACAAGGCTGTTTTCGTCAAATACGCGTTCCTTTGCTTGTTTCCATTTTTCTGCCTGATCTTTTCTTCCTGCTTCTGCCGCGTCTGCCTTATCAGACATGGTAGCCATGTGTGCGGCAACACGTTCTAACACATGGTTGAGCTTTCCGACTTCAATTCCTGCAAGTGCCAGTTCTTTGCTTGCATCGTCCTTACTCTTTCGGACTTCTGCATTCGCCTTATTCTGCATATCAGACAGATCAAATCTGAGTTTCATAGCGTCAGAGCTTGCCTTGTCGTACGCCACAAGTAGTCCTTCTGAGCCGCTCTGTTTTTCAAGGCAGTCTGCAAGCTGATCTTCCAGTGCTTTCTTTTTCAGTTCTACTTCTGCAATATCGAGATCCTGTTTCTGTGCAATCAGTTCCATGCCGCCATCAATTTTGGATTTCCTGTCCGCAGAGATATCTTTCCCATCTTTGTCTGCCTTGTTATTCATTGCTTTCAGTTCTTCTGCGGTATATTTCTCTAACAATGGAACCAGTTCTGATAATTCGCCATTCCCGGATGCGATATCGCGATCTGTGATACCGTCAACAAGCGAAAACAGAACGGCTCTCATATCATCCGGCTTCTTTGCGAGAAATGCATTCGGAATGACATAAATCTTATCTGTTTTAGGTACGATCTCAAAATACTCATTGAATGCTGTAAGCGTTTTTGGAACGCCGTTTACCTCATAAGAGTTATCATCTTTGTAAGAAATTCCGTCTTTTCCGTACTTTCTTTTCTGCGTTTTGGTGGCAATTACCTCTTTACCGTCCATGTCAAATACGCCCGTTACAGACACGTCCATATCATCTACAGGCTTTCCGTCCGCAGTCCTTCTGACTGCCGGATTGTCGTGCATATCATAATCGCAGTTAAGCAGAAGCCATAAGATAGCTGTTGCGATTGTGGACTTTCCCTCTGCATTCATGCCGGAAATCTTGGTAAAATCCGCAAAATCTGCTTTAAATGATCCGAATTTCATAAAATTCGATAATTCGATTGACTTAATTTTCAATGTTTTCAATTACTCTACCTCCACGATTTTCCCACCGTCGATCACAAAACCTAAGCCCAAGTGGTCTGCGATTGCCTGTAATTCCTCAACCGACATTTGATTATAGTCTGTTACAATTTTCATTTTCGTTTTCTCCTTTTCTTTCTATTTACAAGTGTTTTTGTCTGCCCTGTTTTAGCATTTTTGATTTTTACGTGCGTTTCATTTCCATACACGTAAATCCAGTCTTTTCCGATTGCAAGCATTGTCCTATGCTTGACTTTCCTCGATACGCTCATAGGCTAGCCCTCGCTGCTATTGTTGCTATCGTTGATATCATCATTTTTTAGTGATACGGCGGCATAGACGATAGTTGCTACAAGTTCGACCAGAAGTGTTGCGGCTACACCGCACCAGAACGGTGGTATATACATACTAAATCACTTTCCTTTCCATCTTTCTAACTCTGCGCTTCTGTCAAGTATCTTCCGCGCATAGTCGCTTATATATCCTTTTTCTGCTTTCTCTACGGCATCAGATTCGCCGTTGTAAACCATCAGCACCAGTGCCACATCTTCGTACCTGTTAAACAGTTCGTGCAGGTAATTTGCACCGATATGAATGTTATCCGTTTCACTCCATATATCATCTGCTCCAATTTCTGCCATGCGCGCTGTATGCCATCTCTCTGAAATCTGCATCAGACCTTTGCAGTCTCCATTTTCAGCTTTTGGATTTCCGCTGCTTTCCGCTTCAATCATTGCCATAAGAAGCTCCGGGCAGATATCGTACATTTCCCCATATTCATAGCAAGAAACCTGTGCTTCAACGCTGATATGTGTCGGCTCGATTTCTTCCTTTGCCATAACGGTCTGTGACAGGACCAGTGAAGCGGCTAATGCGACTACTAACATTTTAAGTTTCTTCATGCCGATACCTCTTCTTTTTCCATTTCCGGCACGACTCCGATTTCTTTTAGACGGTTGTACAGGAATAATCTGCCTTTTTGCGTCCACACGGTCGATAACTTTGTGCCAGTGGTTCCGTTTGCCTTTTCGTAGTCGTAGGTTTTGTTCTGCACATATCCCTTGCCCTGGTATTCCGCATATAATATCCACTGTTCTCCGACTTTTCTCTGAATGCCTGCGCGGCTCAAAATCCGATTGAATGAAACGGCGGATAAGCCGTAGTCCTGCGCAATCTGCGTAACGGTCATGCAGTCGTTTGATGATAAAATCCTGTCTGCATAGTCTGCTTTTGGTGTCAGTTCTGTAATTACCTTATCCATCTGCTGTACAGTGCTTTCCAGTTCTGCATTTTTTGCACGTTCCGCTTTCAAAGCTGTAAATGCTTGAATTGCCAAATCTGGGTTGGCAATGAGTTCTTCCGTTGCATACATTCCATGTCTGCGGATTGTTGGTAAAACCTCGTCCATTACCCATGATTCAAATTTCTCTGCTGACGGAAGTTTGGATTTCATAATCAGCCTGTACAAATCCCCCTCATTTATGTATGACATTGACTGTACGCCACTAGATGTAGGGGTGTCACGTTTCGTTACTCCCTTGCAGTGGTCGTTTACTGCCTTTCTTGGATTGGTGTATCCAAGTGCTGTTGCAATGTCAGTAGCAACAAAATAAGGTTTTCCGTCAATTTCTGTTGTACGAATGTTTCCGAATACGTCGGAACTAAAAATCTGTAATTCGTTCATGTCTATCCTTTCCTGTGATATAATCCCCTTGTAAGGAGGTGTAAAATTGCAAGATAATCAAAATCATGATTTAGCAATCATTTATGCAGAATCAAAATTCAGAGAATATTTGATTGAAAAAAGAGATGCTCCTTTATGCATAGATACTGATTTTTCAAAAGAAGAAATATCCTATTTGAAATCTGCATATGATTTTGCTATCAAAAATCTTTCGGAGTAGGTTTATATTTATCTCCGATGAATGCATGAGAAATAGCATCTTTGATTACTACATGCTGATTCTCTGCATTTAAAGACTGCTCAATACGTTTCAACGTACCGTCAATACTTTTGAGCGTATTGAGCACTGCTTTTAGTGTTATCAAAACTCCCGTCACTACATCAGCTCCTTTCCTGTTCAGATTCTTTTTCTTTCTTTCCTGCCATACTCTCTACCATGCCGAGCATATAGCCTTTTTGGAAATCGTTCATTTTTGGGATTGCTTCTTTCAGTTTGCAAATCACAACCTTTTCTGTAGAAATATCCATTTTGGATTTCAATGCTTTTTTCTCTACCTCAATTTCTTCTGCATTGGAAAATTCCATTACCTTTTTAATAGCCGTTTCAAATGATACGTGGAAATATTCTCTCCCATATGCTTGTCTACAATTCGCATAAGAAAAATAAGAATGTAATTTTTTCTCAATTTCAAACGGATTTTCTAATTTTGGCGAGCAATAATACTGAAACACTTTATATGGAATTTGGTCTTTTCTTCTATCTGGATTTACAGAAACACCTATTTTTACAAAAAGACCGCAATCCATAACATAAATTCTCTTCTTCATAAGCAATGATTCTCCCAAAAGTTAAATGTCCTGAACTTCCAAAGCAAAAAAATATTCCTGTATATCGTCCTTAGATAATTCCAGTAATTTAATTGCCTTTAGAATTTCAACTTGCTTCCAAGGTCTTTTTCCTGTCATTTTAAGAGACAGTGTTCTTTCAGAGCAACCGAACGCTTTTGCAAAGTCCGACTGACTACCAAATTTTTCAACGATTCGACCTCTTAACCTACTGTAATTAAATGCCATTACATACTCTCCTTTCTGAGTTTTAGTTCAGTATCTTGAACTAATTGTATGATAGCACCGAATTATGCACTTGTCAATTAAAAAGTTCAATGTTTTTTACTTTTTTAGTTTTATATATTGAACTTAAGTTTGAAATGTGGTATATTCAATATCGAAAGGAGGAAAAAGCACTATGAAAGAAACAACGTCTGACAGGCTCAAACAGATAATGAAAGAAAGAAGGCTGAAACAAGTCGATATCCTTAATTTATCTTTACCATATTGTAAAAAATATGGCGTGAAAATGAATAAGTCGGATATCAGCCAGTATGTATCTGGTAGGTTTGAACCTAGCCAAGAAAAATTAGTTGTTTTAGGAATGGCATTGAATGTTTCCGAAGCGTGGCTTATGGGATTTGACGTTTCTCCAGCGAGAAAAGATAATTCTAGCGTAGCTGAAAATGATATTGATTTACTTTGGAAATTCTCTCTTCTCGAACAAAGAGACAAAGAGACTATCTTAGATATGATAGAAGTTATGCTATCCAAGAAGAAGTGAGGTTATCCCCACTTCTTAAGAAAAAGTTTTATGAATGTATGCAGGTACTCTAAAGTGCCTGCATCATTTATTTTTGAGATCATTTCTGTAATTTCGCTTATGTAATGGTTTTTGACTTCTCCATCTTCCATATTTACCCCTTTCACACACATTATGCGTGAGCCTGTTGTCGGGACAAGCCCACGCGCCAGAGATTGATTGCGCCTGCGTACATCTGCAAGGCGTATTTGTACAATATCACTTCTTTTCGGCAGATTCAAGTGAATTTCATCGACAACTCTTTCGGGAAACTAAGTTGTGGCAAAGTTGAGGGAATTGTGCATTTGTTTTCCTTCCTTTCTATCTTGCTTATGCATCAAATTCCACAAGCCATTTGTTGTCTGTTGCGCTGTAAGATACTGCTCTAATATATACCTTACCGTTCATGTCGATATATTTTGAGTTGACATCTGCAGCATCTATACGTGAGATATAAGCATACGGAAAAATTACCTGCGCTGTTGTAAATATCATTGGACACATTGCCAATATACCATTTCCAATTGAAATAGAACCTCTACTGATAGTATCAATCGTACCATCTGCTAAGAGACAACTTCCGGCATTGCTTGTTCCTTTATAATTGATGAGGAATCCTTTGTGTTCTTCTTTCTCTCCTAATTTTCTATAGACGGAATATGCACAGTTTATTCTTGGGACCTCATTCGTTTTTGAGAATCCGAATACAACACTATTTGCATCTTTCTTATAATAAAGTACGCATTGCTGTGTTGTTGAAATGCCTGAAGCCGAAAAATAAAATCCTGATGTATCATGAGACCCATTTGTATATAAATACCCAAAAACAGCATCCTTGTTCTGTTTTACACGAATCAATACACCATTCTGTGTGTCCTCCCCTGCATGAATCAGATAATAATATGGATAGTTTTCATCATTTGATTCAAGTTGTGTAACCTTCAAGCCAAGTGCAGTGCTTACCTTTTCTATATCAAAGTCAAACTGATACACTGTTGCGCCTGTTGAATTTACAACTGCTTTCGTCAGATATAAATAATTAAGCCCCATTATTGTAGCCATGTTCTACCGCCTTTCCATTATTCTGCTGTTTGTACAGGTGCAGCCTGCAGATCATGGTAAGTAGCCAAACCACCTACCCCTGTGCCACCGTAGGTAACATTTCCACTCGTTTTTGTTTCACTTTCACTTGTATAATAAATTATGATATTTACATCTTTACTTGCAACAGCAGTGAATGTGTACCATGCTAACACCTTTACAAACCAATTATTCCCTACTCTAAATGGCAGGACAATGTGTGCTTCCGTATCTGTACAAATAGCAGATACAACAACATCCGGATTACTGATTTCAATAGCTGAAATACCTTGTGCAGTGGTTGTTATTTTCATACTTTTGGATAAAAGTTGCTGATTTTTTTCATTTACTGCATTTAATGCACCTGTTATGGTTCCATCACCAATACCTGATATGTCATTTTCTCCAATCTTATCCAAATACTTTTTAAATTCTGTTGTGAGCACCTTATTTTCAACAGGATTTGTACTTGTTTCAGATAGTTCGGAATCGATAGTAACGCTCCCGCCTGGACTGGTTGTTTCACCCCAACCAGTCCATGTTCCATGATAATATTTTCTGAAATATTGCTTTCCATTCGTAAAATCTATTGCATACTGATAATTTGCAACACTTGTAGATCCAGCTATACTGTTTAACAGAATACCGCCACCGAATCCATCAGGCAGATTATTTTTCTCTGCTGATCCATTCACAAAATAGATAGACTTATAATCAGTAAGCAAATCGCAATCGATGCTTGAAGCGCTCAAATAATTCTGTGTCTGTGTGCAATCCTTAATCAAGTTAAATGCAAGTGTGAAATTGTTGTTCATAATGCTTGCATAGGACGCTATAAGTTCTGTCATTTCCTCAGTTGTTGTAAAAGTCAATGTTCCGGTCTTTCCACGTTCATATTTGGTAAGACTCTCAAGACTTTTATCCATTTTATTTTCAAGAGCTGCATTCACGACTTTATTCTGCACAGGATTTTTGCTTGTAGCAGACAATTCAGTATCTACAGCGATTGCACTTGCCGTAGGAGCATAAAGGATTGTTTCAGTTCCATCAATCGTAATCTTGCCTATCTGTGTACCTTCTGTCAGTGTAGCTTCTGCTGTCACAGTGCTTCCACTACCGCCACCAGTAGGCGCATAAAGCTGATAGGTAGTGCCATCTACTGTGATTTCTGCAATATTTGTGCCAGTAAGCGTTTTCGGCACTACTGATACGGTACTGCCGCCTGCGGAAGATGCTGGAGCGTAAACGTCAAAAGACTGCTCTCCCAAAGTGATAGCGCCTATCTTAACGCCATTAGAAACTGAATTTTCGTATTTTAACGATGGCATATAGATTCTATACTGGTCGTTTCCTACTGTAATTGTTCCAAGCCATTGCCTTCCGTCTGATGGAAACTGCTCTACGCTAACGGCAACCGTATCAATCGCATTATCTCTAAGATATGCTTCCAGCGCCGCAATAGCCGTATCGTAACTGTTCATTATTGCCGCTGTGACTGGTGTAGTCTTGGACGGCTTATCAACCCAGCCGCTAGGGTATGGTTTGCTAAATGTCGGTGTATAATTTGCCATGATAATCTCCTTTAGATATATCTATATTTCATATTTTGACGAGTTCCGTTAAATTCTAAAGTTTCTTTGTCGAATGCATATATCAAGCCATAATAGTTTGAATCAGCGTAATATCCATCAGATATTACATAATAATTATTTTCATCTTCTGCTATCCATATTTCTCTGCTCGTGTATGAAACTCCCAGAGATATTCCTGTGCTAAATTTCTTTATTTCATTTTCTTTTATTTCATATACATCTGCAATTTTGCCGTTGTAATGAACCATTATAATAGAGTTTTTAGAAGTAACGAAACAATGAGGTGATATATCTGTATTTATCATAGATATGCCGTCTACTTTTCCTATATAATTTCGGATTGTAACATACATTGATCCGGTTCCGGTTTTTGGATATATAAATGCTGAGAAAATTACGCCATCTTTGTATCTTGCCATTACTCTTTTTTGGCACATTTTAGTAAGACCCATATTACTTGTGTTGATTATTTGATAATAAGCATCGCTTGTAGCTTCAATTACTTGTTGTACCTTTGATGATATTTCTTTGTCTACAAGAAGACCTCGTATATTTTCCATCGATGTATTGATGTTATTATATGTTGTCACGTAACTTACATATTTATCTTCCGACAATTCAAATACATTCCTTACTCTTGATTGTCTTGCGCCTTCTACTGCATAGTCAGTAGGTGTTGATTGCTTAATTACTTCGTTTGCATAGTTATATTTGGTTATAACCGCTTGATTTTCAGATGTTATTGTTTGCTTTATATAATAATCAGAAGAAAATAATACATATTGTGGGGCATAATAGTGTGTTCCAGTCGATTTATCCTTTCTTGTATGAGCTGGAACAAAGATTGTAGTATCCTCTGTAAATGTTCCCTGTTCAATTTTTCCAAATACAGAATTTTTACTTAGCGGATAATCCGCAATTCTCATTACAGGTTCGTTTTCAGTATTGGTGCTTAAAAATTTGCTATTCCACTCGATAAGAACAATTCCATCTTTACAGGCGTGCAAATAATAGCTATCATAATTATCGCTTGTCAAAAATCCTTTTAAAGTCAAATCAAGGCACATTTTTTCGCTGTTAAATTTGGCTATATATACATCTTCAAAAGTTTGTTCTTTGGTAGATGGATTGAAACCATACATTGCAACAATACAATATGTTTCGTTATTCCATGTCGCATAATCATATATTCTGTACAATTTGTTTGGAGCATATTCGTTATCCAGTTTTTCCCACACAAGCTGACTACCTTTATACATCTTGTCGTGGTAATGACCTTGAAAATATATCTCTTTATGTGGATTCCCTTGATACCATATCGTACTTGATTGTTTTCTTGCCATATCATCAACCTGCCGTTCCTTGGATTAGATAGATTGTGTTAGCATCTGGGCTTGCCGGAAGTGCTGTGACTGATTCTACTTTCAAGCCGTTTGTTTGTAACTGCTCCACCTGCTCATTCAGATTTTCGACATTAGATTCAGTGTAGCTTTGGCTGGTCTGCAATTTCTGAATCTGTGTGTTTGTGTAGTTTTGGTTTACCTGCGCTTCGCTGCCGGATATATGCGTGTTTCCTTTTTCGCCGGTTGCAGACAGCTCATCCATAAGCTGCTGAATGCCAGTCAGTTTTCTATGCAAAATAATAAAGGACATTTCTACCCAAATATCTTTTTGCTGCTGCGCCGAATTGATGAAATCGTAGACATAAAACATTGCTACGTCTCCGCACTCTATATATGGAAGTCCCATTGTCTCGGCTTCAAACGGCTGGTAAGTGAAACCCTCATTTTGATCCATCAGAAGCGTTGCAAGCTGTGTTTTCCATATTCTGTCAAGACCAAATAACAGCTGGTTTCCTTGCACTATATATTTCCGTTTTCCAGTCCCTACATTTCCTTTTGTTTTATCCTTGGCAGAATCGCGGACAATAAACCTGTTCAGCGGTTTTATCTTGTATGTCTCGTATGTCACTTCCTTGTAGTGCGCATAGTGTGCAGAATTACTTGCTGAATCAGTGCCAGTGGAATCATCAATACCAGTGGTAGGATACATCGGAAGATAAGATTCTGCTCCTGGGTAAAATGAATCATCTTCTGTCAACTGTGTAGGGAAAGTATATGTAAACTTTCCATAGCGATTGATCCTGCCCCATACGCAATTTAACTGACATACAAGTTTAATAAGGTCAAGGTATGTCGTGTTTTCGTCGCTGTATTCCGTTTCAAATTCAATTTCAGACCAATCTTCCTCTGAATACTCTTTAGCCGAAGAAAAGTCTTTGTTGCACAAATAAAATGCACCCTTTTTAACAATTACTGTTCCATATTTGTACACTTTTGTGCTGTTATATTCTGCCGGCTGATACCACTTTGCAGATTCAAAGCTAATTTCTTTTTGTTTTGTATATACCTTTCTTGCGTATACTTTTCCGTGATATTTACACAGTTCTCCACGCTGGTACTTTCTTGTCTGACTGTAAACATAATCGTCAAGACCTCTTGTCTCTATATCATCTGCCGGAAGCGCAACGGATTCCTGCTCAATCCCTACTTTTCCAAAAAGCCAGTTTCTGAATTTCTTTATCGTGATAGGAAATTTCAGAGTATTGTAGTCCGTCCAGTCTACTTCCCCTTTTACAGAATCTCCCAGCCAATACAAGGCATCATATGCAGTGATTGTTTTCTTGCGCGTATTACTTTTTCCGTCATACTCAACTACGGTTCCGACAAATAGCGGTACGCTTTCTTCGGATCCGCTTGCCTTAATAGAAACAGATATATCGGTGCCGGTTAAATCCTTGGTTACTGGTACACCGTCTATATCAATCAATGTGCCGGATAAATCTATAGAAAATCTGCTACTTTCGCAGCCGATAAATTCAAGATCGTTCCCGGACATAATGCTTTCTTCCAGTTCCATACTTTCTTGAACAATGTTGGCGTTTCCAACGATCAAGTCATGGTCTGGGAATGTTATACTCAATTCTTTGTGGCTGCTGCTCTGCAAAAATGCCAGTTTCGTTTCTTCTGTCACACTCAGCATAATTACTACCTCTTAATATCCAATGAATTGCAGTTCGATTTCGTTGTATATAATGTCGTGGTCGTCTGCATAGTATATGTTGGTCTTGATATCCGGTAAATATACGTCCTGCGGCTTGTAATCGCCAATTTCCGGAACGTAAACCGATGCAGTGCACTTCTTTTCAATAGAGTTGGTATACTGCGCTCTAATGTTGTCTATGAGGTTTCTCCATGTCGCTTCGTGCATCATAGGCGGAGTAGAGAAAGTTACATCAACAACCGTGTGCTGTAAGGCTGTACGCTGTAGCTGACCGTTTGCGTCACGGTACGAATCCAAGTCTTGCCCGTGAAGAACCACGTCGTATTTTTCTGCCCTCATGTATTTCTTTGGGATTGTATAATTTCCAACTCTGATAAGGTATCCAGCGTATGCCATCGTAAATCTCCTGTCTGAAAATAAGCATTAAAAAAGCACCTACCATTTCTGATAGATGCCAATTCAACACCGAATTATTTTTTGAAATAAAAAAGGCAGCCTATTTCGACTGCCTTAAAAATTCATATTATATTTTTTTCTCAAATACTTTGCCACATTTAGAGCAAACAAATTTCGTTTTTCCGTTCTTTCCTTTAATCCCTGTTGCCGTTCCAATTACGGCTCCTGCTGGGCCCATAAGGAATCCGCCAACCGTATTGCCGACCAACGCTTTTCCAAATGAAAATTTCTTTTTTGTATCAACTGGAATGCCAACGCCATCACAGCTCCATCTAGGACACATTATTTGTTTTCCCATATATTTATCCCCCTTATGATAAAATTTATTCTAATAATATCACAAGGGGAAAAATCTATCAAGCGAAACTGTATGCGTCTTTCCCTGTCCGCTGGTTATAGTCCTTTGCATAGCTTCTAGCGGCTTTTCCTACATCTGATTGACTGATACCAAACTCTTTAGCAAGAATACCTTGCAGTAGCGTGTTTTGCTGTCTCATTAGAGCCATTTCACTGTTTGACGCCTGCAATATTGCTTCTTTAATACCTGTGATTTCTGCACCACCTGCAACCGCTGCCTTTCCTCCTACCGTTCCTGCGATTTCTGGTATACCATTTTCGCCAGCCATAAGCAAGCTGTACTGCTTTGGAACATAACCGCCGCTTGCAAAAGTCGGTATTTTTCCGAGGTCGATATGCGTACCGCCGAATAATTCCTTGCCAGCAATATTGATTGGCGGTATATCAAATGATAACTTCTCATTTAACCATGATGCAAATTTATTCCATATTTCTTTCAGACCGTCAACCGTAGCTTGCCATGCGCTTTTAACGCCTAGCTTTATGTTATCCCATGTCAGCAGGAAACTGTCTTTCACATTGTTCAGTTTTAGTTTGATATCGTCGCCCCACGCTCCCATAGCCGCGCCAAACTGTCCGTCAGTAAAAAGTCCTTTTACCTCATTGTATTTATCTTTGAAGGGCTTCATAAAATTATCTTGCGACTGCGATACCGACAAGAAACCGTCGTATATATCTTGCCCCCAAAGAGACATAGCTTCTCCAAATTGACCGTCGGAGAACATTCCTCTCACTTCATTCAGCCCATCTTTAACAGGCTTCATAAGTTGGTCTTCTGATTCTGAAACAGCAAGAAAACCGTTGTAGATATCGTCGCCCCAAAGTTTCAAGGCTTCTTTCCACGAACCATCGGAAAAGGAATTTTTGATTTCTTTCATCTGTTCTGAGAATGACATGTCTATTTTTTCGCCTGTGAGTTTTTCATTGATTGTCTGACCGACATTCCACCCGAAAATAGCGGCAACAATCCCACCGATTATAGCAGTTCCTGCAAACAAACCGATTTCGGCAAGAGTACCAGCACCAAGTATTGTGCCGATATCCATTGTCATAATTCCGCCCAAACCGCCAAGAGACGCAAAAGATGTCGATATTGTCGTTCCGATTTTAGTTAAAATTGTTTGCCCGACCGTAGACCATGACGCTTTAACGCCAAGTTTTTGAGCTATAGAGCCGACTATTTTTGCTGATACTGTAGAGCCTATCCATGAACGCAGTTTTGCGCCCAATTTTAATTTTAAAATTTTACGTATTACAAGTGCGCCTATTACGATTGATAATGTTTTTAAGTCCAAATTTTTGAGGAAATCAGTGATTCCTTCTAAAACTTTTTCCCATTTTATTTTCTTGATTGCCGTTGTAAGAGTATCCCAAATTCCTTGTACCCATACATTGATAGTTTGCGCTAATGCCGCAAAATCAAATGTACTAAAGAATTTGTTTATTCCTGTTGCAATCGAATTGCCTAAGTTTTTCCAGTTAAACGTAGTTCCGAACGAAAGTGCGGCATAGATAGCTGTGTTAAGTGCACCAGCAATGGTTTTTCCGACATTTCCGAAAAGTCTTGGACTGATAAGACCATTTAAAAACTGTGCAAGACCTTTACCGAACGATTTTGCTTTCGCATATACCTTATCCCATTTAATGGATTCCATAGCTTTAGACAAGCTATTTCCTATATACTTTCCAAGTCCTTCAAGCGTTTTTATTCTGCTCTTGTACAGGCTTTCTGTTTCCTTTACATTGAATTTCAGATTTCCACCGGATGCACCACCAGCGGCACCGCCAGTACCGCTTCCCTTACCTTTTCCAGTTCCGTTGTCTTGCGTTGTTGTAAGGTTGTTCAGCTTATCAAAGCCCTGTAACTGCTGTTTTAGCTTTTTGGCATTGTCTGCCGCTTTTCCTGTGTTTGCCGCCAAATCATCAGCGCTTCCAGCCGCCGTGTCATAATCTTCTGCGATTGCGCCGGACTGCATTTCGATTTTCCACCCGAAAATAACCCCAAGCGCATTCACTACAGTTTTGGAAAACTTAATTACAGCCTGCATAGCCGTATTCAGTGCCTTTACAAGTGGTTTAAGCATATTGATAAAAGCATTGCCCCAAATAGCCCCAAGTGCCTTAAACTGCTCTCTCAGGATACGAAGCTGGTTCGCCCAATTTCCTGCTGTCCTAGCGAAGTCGCCCTGTACATTTGCGGTATTCTGCATCACGTATTGGTATCGAAGCATTGTCTTTTCCATCTGTGTCATGGAAGAAATATCCGCATCAAGACCCTCTTTTAAAGCCCATTCTTTCAATGTGGCGTTCGTGAGGTCGATACCATATTTTCTCATTGGTTCTGTCTCGCCAGTGAATATGGACTGCAAATTCTGCTGTACTTGGCTCTGCTCCACGTTGTAGAAAGATGCCATATCAGCGGATAACTTCGTCAGCGCAATGGACATATCAGACATTTTCTGAATAGGTACTCCCATTGCAATACCCATTGCCTGATACCTACTTGCTGTCTGTTTGGCTGTCAATTCAGAAATACCATACTGTTGTATTGCATTTTTCGAGAATTTTTCAAGCGAATCTGTATATTGCCCGAACGTATTTACAACTACGTTCTGTACTTCCGTCAAAGCAGATGATATGTTGATTGCTTCTTTCAGTTTTCCGGCTCCGCGAATTAAGAGCCAGTATGAAGCATATAACTTTCCGAATGTTGATGCCAGTGAAAACGTATGTTTTTTAGCTTTTACTGCTGTAGAGCCAAAAGAGGTAAAGTTATTCGCAAGTGCCTTTGCCGCATTGCCGCCGGATGCACCGGTACGCGCAAATTGTGCAAGCGCATTAGTCATATCAATAAGATTTTGACTTACCTTTGGTGCGCCGGAAAGAGTTGTGATAAGCTGTTTCATGGCTTTAGCCAGTTTAGGTATATTGTCAATGGCTTTTGTGCTTGACTTATAACCAAGCTGTGAAATAGCTTTTGCAAGTGCTGTAACTCTGTCAGATGCACCAGAAGCGGTCAGCGGTGTTAATGCTTTACCGAGCATACCTATTGCAGATGCAGAGCGGTTCAAATTAGCCGTGTCAATGCTTGAAATTTTTGTGATTCCATTCGCAACTCTTGTAAAATCTGCCGTTTTTACTGTGCTGATTCCAGCCATAGCATTAGACAGCTTTGTTACTCCATTTGACAAGCCGTTGAGACCGCTTGTGTTGACACTCATAAGAGAGTTGGATAGCCTAGTAAGATTGTTTACCAGCTTATCTAGTGCATTATTTGCTTGTGTTGCCTGCGCTTTTATCGCAATCTCTAAGCTATCTACTTCTGCCATACTTCCACCAACTTTCCGTAAATTAAAAAAAGCGGCATGGAAATCCACACCGCTCTAAATTTTGTTGTCAATTAGTTGCTTTTAGGTAACTGATTGTTACCGTTCCACACTTCTTATCAACCGTTATTCCTACTTTCTTCTGAAATCTTCCTACCGCATTTGCTGTATCTTTTCCAAAAATTCCGTCAATATCTTTGCGCACAAGAAATCCGTGATATACAAGCTCACATTGTAGCCACTTAACATCCTCTCCATGCTGACAAGGTACTGTTTTTTTCAACAGTCTGCGCGGTTCCTGGTAAATATTTCCGTGTGATGCAGCGACGGTATTGTTTTCAACATCTTCATACCAAGCACTTAAATCCACCTTTCCATATACGCCGCCTACAGTTCCTTTGGACGTGTACTGCCATCCGACCATATTTCCATTAACTACAGGCTGACGGTTGACGTTGTACTTGCCGTCATTTATTCCGTATTTTGCAATCCACAGCTTACAATCAATTCCACCATAAGGCAGAATGTATCTGTTGTAAAAGGCATATCCAGTATAAACACCGAAGTCATATCCTGCGGCAACGATGATATCTCTGTAAGCGCGTATAATGCCTATAAGAGCCGCTCCAAGCCCCTGTTGGCACTTATCCTCTACGTCAAGCCATACGGTAGTTTTTCTTCCGTTTAGATGCTCTAATACTTTCTTGGCATCTGCTTTTGCTTTTGCAACTGTAGTCGCGTAACTGTAGTTGTATACTCCAATCACAGGAACGCCAGCATTTTCTGCGTTTTTGTAGTTGACCTCGAAAAACTTATCTTTAGCAAGGTTTTTCCGCATAATCTTTAAGATTGCGCCATCAATTCCCGACTGTTTTACCAGCCGCCAATTTATTGAACCCTGATATGACGATACATCAATTACTTTCTTGCTCATTTTTGGATTTCTCCCTATGATTTATATTGAAATTTGCTTGCATTGCCAAGAGTTTTGCAACAAACAATTCTCTTTGCTTTTGCATTTCTTCCTCTGACATATTTTGCTGATTTTCCATTTCTTCAAGAATCGGTCGTTTTAGATATTTGCTCTTAGATTTTCTGCCATTCAGTGCTATGTCTATCGAAACAAAAACAGCCGATTGCGTATAAATACCGTTTAGCCAGTTCTTATAATCATCTTCTTTTAGCTTGGCTTTGTATCCGGCAAAAATAGAATCAAGTTTACGTGGGTTTAGTTTCCAAAACTGTTCCCACGTAACACCCATTACATACGCCTGCGGAAATACTTCTTTTTCAAGCAAATCTCTTAATTTTTGCTTCTTTCTTTTTTCTCTTCTTTTCCCTGCTCCGACGTACTCTCTGCATTTTCCGTTTCCGTTGTCTTGCTGAGAGCGCGAAAAAAACTGCTGTTTTCAACCTCTTCGGTCACAATATCTATAACATCATCCAGTTTTCCACCAGCTACAATATGTGCTTCAATTTCTTTCCCTGCCGCTTCTTTGCTAATATCAGCACAGCAGGCAAAATACGCACGTACCATTGACATAGGGCGTTCATTTGCCATTTCCAGTGAAACACCCATATCTTCAAGGTCGCAGGCTGTATTGTAGTCAAGTTCTTTGGACTTATATTCTTTTCCATTTAATGTAAAATATTTCATTTTGTTACCTTTTCCTTTCCCCCTATGATTTTCACATAGGAAAGGGGCAGTCCGTAGACCGCCCTTTGCTATTTAATAATTATCAATCTCTGGCTCGGCTGCTTCTTCATCATAACCAGTCAGCACAGCCTTGCTATTATTACTTATTTCTGACTGGCTATTTATTCCCCCGGTGTAAAAGCTACCTTTGTATCCATTCCCTTGTATTCTTCAACCGTTAAGTTCATTTCAACCGTCAGAAGTTCATTTTGCCCGATTTCCGGCTGTGGAAATGCTGTAGGCGGCTGTGCCACAACGAAAAACGCTTTTTCAAATCCGGGAATGATTGTCTCATACCACATTCTCTTGCCGTCTGTGAGTGCTTCGTAAGCAGAGATAAGTGTTTCCCATTCTGTGACTGTTTCTGCTGTAAAATTGATCGTTACCGGGAAAGAACCGCCTGTGTCGCCGCGACCACGTACGTATCTTGTGATGAAATCCTCAACTGCGGATGCGTCAATCTGCTCATTTTCGATTGCGATACCGCCGATCGCGTTGATACGAGTAAGTCGTGTAAAAGCTGTAGGTTTTGTTCCGGCTGTTGTTTCTACTCCATAACCAAAAGTAATTCCAAGTGTGGAAACTCCTGCTGATCCCATGTTGTATACCTCCTTAATTTTTCATAAAAAAATAAAACCTTTCGGTCTACTGATCTAACAATCTGTCATTTGCGGCTATTAGCCGTCTAAATCTTGCTGTACTTCGATATATCTTTTCTTCTGAATCAAACTCCGGCATTGATATTACTTCAAATCTCATTCGCTTAAATACGCTTGCTACTATGGCAAGTATTTTTTTTGCGTCTGACTGCTGTGTATTGACAATCACATCTACTTGATATGTAGCCGTTACAGCATTGATTGCTTGACCGTCAATAGTCTGTCCTTTTTCTGTGCCACTCATTTCGTGCACGTATATGGTCGGGAATATCGTTCCTGTCAGTCTGCTTTTTAAATTTGTAATCGTGATTCCCTTTTGGAATTTCATGTTTGTAAAATTCTGTTTCAATGTAGGGATAGCAAAAGAGTTAAGTTTACTGATTATCTTTGTTTCATTGTCAAAAACCCATAAATTATCGATTTCCACCGAATACCTCCTTTGCCGTTTCAACTACGATATCTTGCAGCTGGATTGCTGTGTAATACATAAACGGTCTGCTAGGCATACCCTCTGTAAACCACCACTGCCCTTCATCATCTTGATAAAACCAACCATACCGACCATCTGCTAGCTGTCTGATTGTTTTACCGCTTGCATACTGCCAGTCAACGCCTTCCGGCAATTTCCCTGGATACGGCGATCTCTTACCGACAATACCAGTACCAAACTCTACGAACATTGCATGATCTGTACCAGCTACTACCGCCCATATACCGCCGCCTTTTATACTTCCTTTGTACTCTGCATGAACACTTGAAATCAGTTCCGTAGTGAATATTGCATCAAGGTCTGCTAATTGCAGTCTTGCGATCTCTACGCCCTTTTCAGCCAGCTTTTCAGCCAGTAGCTGGCATTTATATGTCAAGACATTTTGGTATGCCTTAATTTGGCTTATAGCGTCTTGTACGGACTTCTGAGAAAGAGTTATAGTTATTTTTTTTGCCATATCCTACTCCGCATTTTTAACATTCTTTTGTAGCAGATAAAGGTCAACTGTCAATCCTTCGTCCGCTACACCTTTAACCGTGTAATCTGCGGTCGTAGCATCTACCATAGGTTCGCCATTGATAACCGTGTACACCACTTCTGATTTCTTCCATATCAGAGCACCGACTTTCAGTGGAAAATCTTCTTTGTCAGTGACAAGCTGTGCGTAGTTGGTGGAATCATCAATACCAAATTCCTTCGCTAGAACTTCGTTTAACTTGTTGTTGATGGAAGAATAAAAAATAACAGGAGCCGAATAAGTGTCTATCGTATCTCCTGTCAGCTTTGGTATCTTGTTTCCATCATCATCAAGATATGGAACAAATAGACCATCTTCTCCCATATAGCCCTCATATGCTATATTCCCATCAGAATCCAGTTCGTATTTCGGCTGTTGACCTGTTGGCAGTGCATATGTCATTTTCTGTTTGTTGATATCCAGTGACATTACTCTACCTCTGGAAGTCCTGCTACGCTAGTAAGCAATGACAATACTCCAGCCAGCACAGATGCAGACAAAACATATTTCCAGTCTACAGCTCCCATAGCTGCTGCTGTTCCAATTCCTGCGATAGCTGCCTGTGCAATAGTTTTAATTGCTCTGATTCCTGCGGCTTTAGCCCACTGTTTCCAATTTCTCATACTATCATTCCTTTTCATTCAATCTTTCTTCAATACCATCTAGCCTGTGATGAGCAGAAGCGGCACTTGATTCGATTTTTGCTATCCTTGAATCGTGTTCTGCCAATTTCTTTGTCATTTCTGACCTTTCATCTTTCATCTCATTGATGGTATCTAATATTGCATCCAGTTTCATATTGATTCTTGTGTTTTCTTTCACACGGTCTTCAATATCTTTTGTATCTGTACGCTTGTTGCTTTTCAATCCCATAAAGACGGAAAAACCTAGTGATAACACGCTTATAATGATTGCTGTTGATACCTCGATAGTCATCAATCATATACCGCCTTTCTTTTTTTGTTGGCGCACCGCCCACCACCACTCAATGTACGCCGCCTGCTACCGCATCCGCACAGCAAACACGGTAACGCACAATCTTCTATAAGACTTTGGCAAACGGATATACGCCAACGAACAACTCACTTCGTTTTCTCCAATTACGGCTTACGCCATTTTCAGAGTAACTTGCCATAAATTGCTCGCCAGCCTGTGACATATCGTACACAACCAAATTCACGATAACCGCTTCGTAGTTTTTAAGGTCAGCTTCGATTCTATCCGGCGTATATGTGCTTGGATAATTCCGCATAGCCACAATATCCTGCTTTGCCTGCTTTATTAACTGTTCAATCAGTGGATTATCCTGCGGCTTGTCAAATACAACAACGTCGGAAGTGGTATCATCCTCATTCGTAACCGTCTCAATATGAAATTGTTTCCGTCGGATTTTAACCTGCTCCAAAATGCTGTATTCTGCCATAATTCCCACCTACAGTCTGAATTTTTCAATCAGAATTTTTTTTAACTCTGAACCGTTAATTTCTCTTGCATCTTCAATTCCCTGTTCTTCTGCAAGTTCTTGTAATTCCGCGGTAGACATGCGGTTGATACTTGTCTTAGTAAAAGAAGAGCACGGAAATTTGTCCGGCTCTTCTTCATAATTAAGTTCTTTCCCGTATGTCTCCTTTTGGATCTCTTTTTCTGCTTCTACTTCGCATAGTGTAGCAGCATTGATTTTATGTCTTCTTAACAGCATGCGATCACCGCCTTACTCTGTAGCAGCTTTAAAATGCGCAACAACAACCTTGGAATCATTGCTTAATACTGCCGTGTAATGCTCGTCACCGGAGATAACCGTTGTTTTTGCAAGGATATCTCTGTCTGATTCAATCTCAACGCTTCTCTTCATGTAGATTGTAAGTGCGCTTTCTTCTTCGGAAGCACCATCTGCACCTGAATCCTCGTTAGGGTCTTCTGTGGAAACAATCACGATAGGGCAAGCATAGTAAGGTGTTGTTGCGCTCTTAACCTTGTCTCCCACAGCAAGTTTTCCAGCATAGTTCGGGAGAATTGTTGACAGATGCTTCTTTGTCGCATCTTCTGTTACTGTATCTGCTACGATTGTAATTGTGCCGGCTTCGTTGTCTTTCTCGTACTTAACAAGTTTTACCTTCTTGGATTTAACAACCTGTGCGCCTGCGATAGAACCAATTGTTCCGTTCATAATCACGTTAAGTGGATATTTGTCATTTGACTTGAAATCCGCGTCATTCAGCAATGTAGCTTCCTGCGCCGGATTGATAAACAGGATTTTTGTGAGTGCTCCATCTGATTCATCATCAAACTTGCTGTTAGCCGCTACAACTGCAGAATAGCTGATATCTGCGGCTGCTCCATCGTACTGGATTGGCGCGTCACAAAGGGCGTCGTAACAATCATTATCTACTTTTGCAGCGATTGACATTGCGATCTGATTTACCGTTGTTCCCATAGGATCTCCGTAACCAGAGAGAACGGATTCATCTGTTAACTCTACAGCTTTTCCAGCTTTCTTTACCTTTGCTTCTGTTGTAGATGCAGTAAGTACAGTCGTACCCATTGCAACGCCTTCTGCAACGTCCTCTGCATCACCGATATAGGCGTATTTTGGAACAACAATTGTGCTTCCCGGTCTACCTACCAGCGTTGTGTCAATTCTCGCGATAGGAGAAAATTTAATTTTCTTTGGGAGCTTAGCTGATACCATATCAGCCATTACCTGTGGATCTACTAAGTTTGCTAACTTTGTTTGTGGCATATTATTACCTCCGTTTTATTCTGTGAACTTCTTGTAAAGCTCAGGATTTTTATTCTTGAACTCCACTCTTTCGTGGTAGTTCATCTTGTTAAACTGTTCTTGCGTAATTGCGCTGTCTTCCCCGGAGCCTGCATTTACAGGCGGTCTTGATTTCAGCCATTCCGCTTTTTCTGATTTCACGCGTCTTTGAACCTCGTTCTCAATCACGCTTGCAATCATGCTATGGTCTGCATCAGCAACCGCATCGATCAACGCTTCAATGGATTTATCATCACTGATAGTCTTTTGATAAGCATTGACCGCTTTAATGTGATTCAGTTCTTTGCTCATGCTTTCAAACTTTTCGGTTTGAAGTTTTTCCGCTTCTGCTTTTGCTTCCGCTTCCTGCTCTTCTGCCGTCTGCTTTGACCTAAGCTGCTTTTTATAGGCTGCAGCTTCTGAGCTTGCCTTGTCAGATGCATTCTTGTATCTTTCTTTTTCTGCTCTTTCATTGGCAAGCTGCGTCATGAGTTCTTCTACTGTCGGCGTTTTTTCAGAAGCGTTCGCTTCTGTTGCCTGTTCAGTATTTTTTGTTGATTCAGTTTCTGTTGTGGTTACTTCTGCCATAATTACTACCTCTTCTTTCTGCGATTTAAGTTTTCTCTAACTTTCTGCGAAATTTGTATTGCCCTTTCTCTAGGACATATAAAAAGCCACTAGGTATTTACTAGTGGCTATGTATCAGTTATTTATCTGTTCTGCTTTTGTCAATCACAGGGCTATTGCCTGTCTGATCCGATAAATCCTGCATGGTTCGGTCGTTATTAGGAGTTTTTTCTCCCTCTCCACCTTCTCCCTTATTATCTGCATCCTTTTTGATTATGCTGTCTTGATAGGCTTTAACCATCTTTCCGCTACGGGCTACCACATCGTTAGGATCATCAAAAAACGGTATTGCTTCTACTGTATCTTTAAGGCTAAATCCGTGGCTTAGTAATGTTGCCATTGCATTAACCTTAGTTGACATTTCATAAGTTTTTTGCCTTTTGATATTTGGCTTTATGTCTCTTGCTTTTAGATTCATCAACGGATTTTCGGATCTAACGTCTTTTGACAACTTGATTGCCGCCAAAACGACTTTTATTTCTTCCATTTTGCATCCGTCAGTAATCAACTGCTGCTTTGCCGCCGCTGTTTCAGCTTGCGACCATCCTGTGGCATCCGACATTGCAACGCCTGTACTGCCTCCGCTGTTGTCATTTCTTTGTGGGACATTGCACTTCTGCAATATAATCTGTCTTCTCGATTGGATGTTGTTCAACATACCTGTATAATCATAGTTGATCGTAAGTGGCTCAACGATTGGCGTTTTTCCATCCGGTGCAGTATATGTCTGCATCCATTCGCCCGATTTTGGTTTTATAGGAATTTCCGTTGTGGTTCCATCTTCATTTTTTTGCTCTACAGATGGAAAATCAACATCGTTTGTATGCCATACAGCCTGTGTATTCTGCTCAACATCATTGGTAAAATCTGAAATAAGCAGATTTAGATTATCCATTTCTGATATTTGCCGCTCAAAACATCCCATGCGGTCATACGATCTCACATATTCAATAATTGGGATTTTCCCAAGCGGATTTTCTTCTCCGCTCCTTTTCAAAAATCCCCATTTTGTTTTCTCTTTACTTTTTCCGTTAGTGATTTTTATTCCGTCAGTAATTTCATATCGCGTATCTTTGGTAAAACAAGTGTAGTATCTTGTACCGCTGTGCCTATCTTTTATATATGTACCAGCAAGGATAACTCTCTTGTCGCTGTAAGCCGTTGACCTTACTACAAAAGTCGTTCTTGGATCCAAAACATCGTATGTGAAATAGCTTTCTCCGTCCTCGTATTCTGTATTTACATCAATATAAACATATCCGGTTCCGCCAATTTCTACATACCTAGCAAGTTCCTGCTGCTTTTGTCTTGCGTTTTGTGATTCATAGCAGCTGTTTAATTCCGCTATAGCTTCCGTTAGGTTAGGATCTTCATTATCCCCATTTTGCACAAGCGTTATAGGGTTCCCCCACTTGAACCCGAGGGCGAATTCAGTAACTTCATTTGCCACATTGTCGCAGCAAGAACAATCAATATCAGGTCTATAGCTTTTTGGGTTTTTTCTTACTATTGGCTGTATGCCGGCATCATAATCAAGCAAAAATTGTATTCTTGATGAATTTTGATCGTGTTCTAAAATTGCATCACGCAAAACAGATATTACGTTTTCAGATGTTATTTCTTTTACGCCTGTATAAATTACAATTCTTCCTGTTTGCATCGATTTACCTCTACGCTAAATAAACGTCATTCCACTTGCTGTCTGCCTTACTGGTAACGGCTTTACTTCAATATCCTCTGTAGCAACCCTGTACACGATTTTTTTGTTGCATTTTCTGCATTTCACAACGATATCTATTTGTGAACGCCCATCGTATGTAGCCACTTTGCGACCGCATCTAGGACAATATATCTTCTTTTCTTTCATAAATTTCTCCATGAAAAAAGCACCGCATTACTGCGATGCCATTTCAAGATTCTTATTTTCTTTGTTTCTTTATACATTAGCTTTATAGTTTCTGCTATTTTGTCCGTATTTCTCTTATGGGCTTTGCCCATTGTAATTATACAATTTTTTCGTTGTGACATTCTATGACATATATTCACTACCGTATTTTTCCTCGAATTGCTTTAGTGCAATTCCGTGTAGCCTGATTATCTGCCTAAAAGAGTAATTTTTTGTATCAGCTATTTTTTCAAACGTCTTTTTCTCAATGTATCTCGAAAAAAGAATGTCATAGCTGTTTTCATCTTCCATCGAATCTATCTGACCGATAATATGCGTCCTCTTGTCAGAATAAGAATCTATCATTTTATCTATTTCTCTTTCCATTTCGTCAATTTTAGAAAGCGTATTTCCAATTTTGTCTCGCTCCATAGAAGTCTGAACACGTTCTTTGTTTGATACAGCAGATATGCTCTTTGACAATTCTTTTAATTCTGCAAGCTCTGAAAGTTTGTTATTTATCATTCGATTTAGCCGGCTTATTTGGTTTAAATATTCTTTCGTTGTCATTTTTATTTTCCTTTCTCAAATAGGGCTTTGTATAATAACAGCTTTTCTTTTTCTTCTTTTAGGGCTATAAATCATGTCACAAAGCTGCGCTGTTGAATCTACTCCATCATCATGCTTCATTTTTCCTTCATATGTGCAAGACAAGATATTTTGAAAATATTTTCTGTACTCTTTTGTTTGATGCTTCATATCTACAAAATGCAGCTTCCGTATGTCCGGCGCATGATTCTTGATTCTATCCATTTTTGCAGTTTTGTTGTCCGCCGGATCATGTGTTGCATTGACTGGGTATCCGTCCTCTTCCCATATTTTTTCGCAAGCGGTTCTGTAGCTGGATGTAGATTTCGTTTCCTCAAAATGCACCTCTGCAGTTTTGTTTGGGAATTTATCTAAATGTGATTCTATTCTGCTTGTTACTTCTGGTATTGTTATTTCCTTATCTCCGTCGTTGTAAACAGCATCAAGTACATAATATTCTCCGTCAATTTCGTAGCAGATAGGCATGGATACAAAGTCACCGCCGCCATATGCTGGGTCGTTTGCCGCAAATATTCTATCTGGTCGTACTTCTTCGATTTCTGCCGGATTGAAGAAATTCATAGTATCAACATTAAACATCTGTCCTTTACGTTCAATGGGTTCCTGCTGATACTGTGCAAGCCATGAAGCCATATCATCGTTATTCTCGAACGAAGCCATACGTCTTTTGTAGTCTTGCGTTGAGTAGCCAAGTTTGTACGGGTAATCAAAATTGCTTTCTCCGTTTTCATCAAGTGCAGGAATAATTATCTCTCTGTGTCTTATTCCTGCATATTCTGGATCGTTCTGCAGCAATTCTAATCTTCTGCCCTGTACGTCTTTCGGCGCCCATCTTGTGCCGATTCCAATAAGTTTTGCTTTTCCCGGCTTCATTCTTGGCATATAGTTGTTGTCAAATTTGCCCCATACCGTATTTTGCCGATCTTCGCTTAGTGCTTCATCAATACCGCTGAAAAGGTCGTCGTAAATTCCAAGTCCATCACAGTCACACGCTCCGTTCAGTGTTCCGTATATTGACCGGCAAGTGAATGTTGGATATGTCTTTTTGCGAACAAGATCTATCGTAAGATCTTTTCCGTCTGTGTAAATTTTTTTTGCTACATTTTCTGGGTAAATCTCTGCATAGGTATATGTTGGATCTGTCATCATTTCACATATTCCATCGTAAAATCCGCCCGTGATCTTATCTGAATACGCAGAATACAAATTTGATCTTTCCGGTCTGTTGGAGCCGAACCACAAATTACCCATTTTTACAAGTTGAGTTTTTCCCACGCGACCAGGCATAAAAACCATGCCCTCGTCAAGTTTATCATCGTATAAGTCTTGTATTAAATCTGCTACTTGCTTCAACGGATTTTGTCTAGGCAAATAGAACCTTTCCCATGGAGACCTATTCTTTTCCATGAAGATCATAAAACTTTCAAACCTATAACGAGATTCCAGTTTATAGATATTCAGGTATTTTTCTAACAGATCATACGGCGTTGTCTCATTCTTGAATTGGTAGTAATCTAAATCCCATATCGTGCCGCCTGTTTTATCCATACAGAAACGCTCTGTAATGCCCTTAGACCTCTTTGTAAGTTGTAACCCATACTCAATATCCTTTTCTCCGTTTATGGCTACCTTGCACGCTTCTAAATACGCATCAATGACAAATTCATCTATGCCATGAACCTCTATAAAATTTTCATATTCTTGGACTGCTTGCATCAGATAGTTTGATGCCATAAGAAAAGCACCTCGCTTCACAGCAAAGGTGCTTATAGACCTCTGCCTATAATTTTTCTAGGGTAGCGACTAACTCTATTTGTTAGCCGGTAAAATTTTGTTAGAATGTCGGCACTGCGTCATTGCAAACATGTGGGTGTGATTTATTTAAAAGTGAATTATAGTCATCAATTACATAACCTGCTGGAATTAAATATAATTTGATTCCATATTCCTGTGCCGTAATAAATTCAACGTGGCATCCGCTCCAGTCATAGTGTTCGTATATCCCGATAAATACATCAGCCTGTGCCAGCTTCTTAAGGCTTTCACCTAAATACCATACGGCTTCTTTGCTATCTTTAGGTGGGTTATCCTCAATGTAGCTGTCGATAAGCTCTAACTCTTCGCCCTCGTATATTTCAGCAATCTTTTTCATCTTCTGAATGCTTGCTTTGATTTCTTCCTCTTTTCTGCCTTTCATAGGCACACTTACAAATAATTTTTTCATAATATATTCCCTTCCGCTGATAATCAGCAATCATTGTTTTAGCTGTAATATACTGTTTTGTGGCACAAAGGACATTCACACTTCCAGTTATCGCCCTCTCGTTGGTCTCCACAGTATATATATTCTTCCTCAATTGCGTCAAAAATCGTTCCACAATTCCTGCATTTAAATCTTAGTGGTTTTTTGGCTATGTTCAAATCGCCTTTTTTAATTATTTTCATAATCTCTCCCCCTAAATCCTTGCAACTACGTGTTCTTTTGCAATTTCTTCTTTTTCCGGGTCGTAAATAACCGAACCGTTTTTATCAGTCTTATTCTTATCAAATTCGCAAGAAATTTTTATGTATGGGTATCTCAATGGCGTGCAGTCAGCATGGAAATCAATATTACACACTCCCTTTTGCCATTTCCCGTTAGCATAAATCTTTGTGTAACCGCCTTTTCTAGTTTTGATTATGATTTTTGAACGTGTTTTTTTCATTTACAATGCACCTTGAACCCTTTCGCCGTATAATTACCAACCGCCTGTTTCAGCTCTTCCTTGCTTTTATATTCCTCTCGAAGCATGATTGCTACCTTGTTCTTTTCCACAGCGTATATGCCGCAGGTAACAGCGTTGCTCGCCGTATCAAGAACTGCTTTGTACTGTTTGCTGTTCATCTCGTATGTGCTGTTATTGATATTTACAATCATTTTTCATAAGCTCCTCAAAATCTTCCATACATTTATAGCACAATTCGTATGTGACGTTTAAAACACCGTTCCTTGCAATCGAATTTCTACAAAGTATTCCTTTTTTTAATTTCTGCGCCGCACCTGTCGCAAGTGTACCATTCTTTTTGATGTTTCACTATTTCACCGCCTTTTAAACTAACCCTAGCATACGTAAAATATCAAGTTCTGATATTTCCTCCGCACCCTCTCTTGTGTGCATAAGAATTTCTTTAAGTTTTTCATTTTCTGCATTGCAATACTTATCTTTGTTATACGTTTCTGAAAAACAATAATATTTGCAATATCCGTAGCCTGTACCAAGCATATTGCCATAAATGTTCTTTCCGACAATATCGTAATATTTTGGTACTTTTAAAATATCGCGTTTTTCATCTATGATGCATTCCTTTTGTTCTACTTCTGACTTTCTTTGAAGATATTTCAAAAAACCTCGTATATCCTGTTCTGATTTTGAAATATATAAAATAGTTTCTTTCATTCTTCCACCATCTATTCTATATGCTTAAATGTTCGCTACAATCATTGTCAAAAGAAATATAATGCTTGAAAAACCCACTTCTGCGACTTCTCTAATATTTTTGGATTTCTTTATGCACCATAACGATAAGAAATAGTAAATAAACAATGTTATTTTGCACAATATCATTCTTCCACCAACTTTCTACCGCAGATAGGACAATAGTTGATATTTAATGCTCCCGCTCCATATTCATTTGCGCTGTTCGTAAAAACAAGTGCAGGTTTATTAAGGCATTTACGAATTTCTATTTCTATGCCAGATGGGATTATTCCGGTTTCGTCTGGATTTATAAAATCCCAATTTGGCATTTCAATTCCTATTTGTTTGCAAAAATCGCACATATTTATTATTCCTCTTTGTTGTGCTTACAATACACAAGCAAATGCTCCGCAATCTGCTCCAAATCTTCAATTTCATACTTTCTACGCTTTGTTTTTCTTCCGGTAAACGGTATGTCACATTCGCATTCTTCATTTATCATAAAATTTGCAACTTCAATTGCACCAAAAGGCGATTCAACAGTCGCGTTGCTTTCTTTTAATTTATCAAAATCGTGTTTAAGTTGTTTGATATAAGAATCTCTTTCCTTGATGCTTTCTTTCAAACTATTTATCTCGTCCTTAAACCCTTTGTCATGTTCCGTAAAATCAAGACTATCAAACACAATCCCGCATTTTTTGCTTATTTCATCTTCTACCATAACATCAGAATTGTACTCCGTATAATGTGCTGTAACACCGTTCAGTTTAAGAAGTTCACCTATTGATTTTGTAAAAGCAATCGCAACTTTATTGTCGTGACATTTTGCAAACTTATCAATAATCTCATCAACAGTAGTCATGTTTTTTCCTCATTTCTCAACTTGATGCTTTGTGGTTTTGCACCGCGCATCAAATAAAAGTGCGCCTTATAAGCCACTCATATACTTCCGACGCACGATAGTCTGCCGTGCAGAAATGGGGCTAGTAGGAATCGAACCTACGAATGCAGCAGTCAAAGTGCTGTGCCTTACCGCTTGGCGATAGCCCTATGCTGTGAGCGGATAAGCACTAACCGCCCACAAACCAAACAATTATGAAAGGAGTGCAGCCTTTAACTGCCGTGTGATGAATCACGGGCTGATTTTCACTGCCAATGTCCGGCGGCGCGTCATTTCCGCCGATACCCACCAAGCCTTGTGACGGCTCTTTAATCAGCTTTCCGCTAGTGGGTCTCTTAGAGAGTGTCCGAAAAATGGCTAATAATTCAGACAAATCGAGACAGCCGGAATCGAACCGGCATCTGACAGAGGGTTTGAGGGGGTTAAGGCTGCCAATGTTTTCCGTTTACACTATGTCTCGTGTATAGGGCTATATAAGCCCTATGGGGTAAAATGCTATATTATGTGTGTTATTAGTTACTCTGTGATATAAAATAAAACCTTTCCTTTCAGACCGCCCTTTTAGGGCTTCTTACAATCTCTTTCATTCTGCACCACCTGCCTTTTCTCTATGTTTCATCTGACACTCAAGCATCTGCCGGATATTTGATCTCGGCTGCCTTATGCCATGTCCTTGCCTGAATAATTCACATTGCAGCAGTTCCGCGCATTTTGTACATTCATCGTTTATCTGTTTTCCCGCTATTTCCATTACTTTTCCTCGTAGTCCGCACAGCAGAAATTATATTCTACGAAATCCGCTACATATTCGCTTGAATCGTTGCAGCATACATATCCTTGCGTTTTATCGTATTCTCAATATCTGCAATTTGCGCAACGCTTTCTCTTACTTCCAAGTCCATTGTCTGTATCATCGAAGTACATCAGATATCCCCCTCCGACCTGTGCAGCGATTTTTCTTCTGAAAATCCATCCGGGTATCTTGCAATCAGCTTATCGATGTTGTACTGCATCACATCGTCAAGGTTCAGTCCGACTGCCGAACAATATTCTGCAATAAACCAAAGCAGATCAGATATTTCGCTCATGGCGTGATGGCTGTCAAACTCATGCCCTTGATATTTCTTCTGATACAGGCTGTGCAGTTCTCCAATTTCTCCAACCATTCCATGCAGCGCGTGCATTTCGCAGTCCTTATTTGTCAGATCCTTATTGATCGTCCTAGCAGCCAGTAATTGGTATTCATGTCCTGTCATTTACTTTATCTCCTGTATATAATTTTGCATATTGCCATACACTTGGCGGATCCTGTTGTGTCGTATAGCTTGTTCTCCCACTATTCCATGCGTAAACTTCTCCATCTTGATAATATGCAAAGTGCCGCTGAAACCATTCATTACTACTGCGCTCATCTTTAACAAGTATCGGAGTATCTACTGGCACTTTCGACCAGTCAACCGCCGGCTCATATTCCTCTTCCAGCCATTTTGAGAAATTTACCTGCGCTTTGCAGATAAAACCTGCCCCGAAAAAGCCTTGCGGTTTATACCAACTAGAACATCCACTGCAATCACGGCTATAACATCCTGTCAATCCGTCAGTGTTGATTATAGGTCTTCCCCCTTTAGCACAGATATCAATGATCTGTTCCCTGTAGTGTTCTCTATTCGTCATTTTCTATCACCTCTATCATCTTTCTATACTCTCTTACTACCAGTACAAGGAGTATGATGCTTATTATATTTAATACTATCATTATCAGTTCTGTTATACTCATGTCTGTTATCTCCATAGGGTCTTTTTGTTTTTGAGGATATTTGAGGGACTTAGTAGGGGTATGATCCGCTTTTCTGTTAGACCCCCACGCCCCCTATTTGCTGCAACCTTTGCACTGCTCCGCGTTTATTTTTAAATTGTTTCTAAATTGTGTATATTGTTTCAAAATATTCTTTTATTGCCCTGTACTATTCGCTAAACAAAACTTTGTCGAATAGTTAAAACCTCTTAAAATCTCTACAAGCCGCATAAACACTAGCTTTTCTAATTGTTCGCAAATATACACAATTTCAAACAACTCCTTCCGGCTGATCTGATGCCGATTTGTCCGCTATTTCCGCACAATTAGATGGTGCTAACTTTGGCAGCTCTGCGGCTGTTAGCGGTTGCTTCTGACGGTTACTATCGCTCGTATATGGAGAAGCCCAGCCGAATTGCCTATTGAGTACAGCTATCGTGCCTACTGGATTCTGTTTGCCGGAAACAAGTTTATTGGACAAGGATTCTTCGCGAAAATGCTGTAATTTTTGAATTATGTCAATTCCTTTTTGACTTGATCCCGATCCCTTTCCATCTCTCCAGTTATACATTGCCTGATCACTTATCCCTGTTAGAGTAGAGAAACCTAACACAGATACCTCTTTATCGTATTTCATACACATATCATAAATATATATATATAAAACCTCTAAACATTTATCTAAATCATATCTATTACAATCTGATTCCATACAACTATATGCTGTTCTGTTATTCTTATCTTTTAGTTTATTAGTACCCTTAAATACATTTTTATATATATAATATAGGGCGCTGTTCCAGACGGATTGCGGCTGTGTGGTCATGTCCTCGATCTTGTTTTCTTCGCAGAAAATCCGGAGATACAGTTCTATGTCATTCTCAAATACTTCCTGTGTATCTTCTGCTGCTTCTACCTTTTCCATGCTCCGCACTCCTTCCTGATCGTTTTAGGGCACTAAAAAACGCCCACAAGGGTATAAAAGGTCTTGATTGCCTTTCCCTTGTGAGCGTGTGTCGCTGATCTGTTCGCCGTCCTTGCTCTGCTGCCTATCACATAAACGGGCGTTGATCCCCTCGCACGGCTCCGGGGCGTTTCCTGAGTGATTCGGCTTTGATTGTTAAATAAACCATATCACAGGCATATATACCTTGTCAATAGATTTATTTATGCTACGCATATACCGCCTATATAATATATATCCGCGCGCGGTATAATATATATATTTATATATAATATATATTCCTTGATAAAATATAAATAAAAATATAAAATTATTTTTATATTAAATATATATTGTGTTTCTTTATTCTCTTTTGTTTCTTTTCTCTTTTTCTTTGCGTATACGGTATGTATACGGTATGGATACACTATGTATACAGTATGGATACAGAATGTATACATTTGTCAAAAGTCAGTATTTACGCGGCTTGTAGCTGTTTTGGTATCCTTGTTTTTAGTCTCCTTGTTAACCACTTGGCAACCATCTGGCAACCAAACGGCAACCAAAGAAAACCCCAGCTTTTCAGCCGGGGCTAATTTTATATATTTTTTGCTGTTTTGTACCAGTTAAGATACTGCATCGTATGTATAATTTTTTGGGATGCAATATATCCAACGCCGGAACCTTTAGCAAATATTTTAGATTTGTCCGTTACGCTCATAATTTTAGCCGGGTATGCTTCTGGTATGTAATCCTCTTGCATAGTTACAGAGCATACACCATTTTTAGGCAATGTTTTTATATAATATTCCGTCCACTCTTTCGGATCGTATTCCGTTTTATAGACTGCAAAACCAATATAATCACCGACGCCTATCTGTATGTTATTTGCAATTAAATCCTTGTCAATATCATTTTCGGACAAGTATTTATATACAGCAAATGGATACAAGTGATTGCTATTTTCTGCGTATTGCTTTAGCTGATCCATGTATTTTCCGTGCTTTTCTTTATCTTTGCCGCCTATATACGCGTATTTGTCGTTGATTATATGCGGACATATGTTGCTTGTCCTTGTTTCGGATCTTACTGTGCAAGGCGATTCTGCCCATTCCTTTTTTACAAATTTTTGAATAAGAAGCAGCTTGCCCTGCGGATCAAGTAGCACGCCAATAGATAAAGGCAGCGCAACATGCGCCACCCTTACTATATCATTGCAATTTTCATATGTTTCCAGCAATTTACTCCATATCATTATCATTCCCCCATCCTGTCATTGTACATAAATTGCCGCAACCATCTTCCCAGTGTCCGCTTATTGGATCCTCGCCAGCGTTTAAAGATTCTTTGCAGCTCTCCATATCGCCGATATTGTCCGGGTAAATCGTTCCGAGCTTTTCCTCTCCGTTGTAAACGTCAAAACAATGTAAATCATTGTCGAAATCCTTTTCATGCACTTCAATCCCGTTTTCAAAAATCCAGCTTTGCATCTCTGTATCATTTCCGAAAAAATCTTTTACATATCCCTTTGTCATAACTTTTCCCTCCTATAAAACAAAATCAATCTTGTAGCTTTTTCCGTCGCTCTCTACTGTTTCCAGTTTTTTCCACATTTCCGGGATCTCCCCTGGATCACTTAAACCTGCTATACACTCTTGTTCATAGTCTTTGTATCCTGCATCTGTGTTATCGTATACGGAAACGCCGTCTTTTATATGTCTTTCTATGTCGCGTTCTGTCATGTTTGTACCAGTTGCAAGAATTTTTCTAATCTCTTCTGATCTCATTTCAACCACCCTACAGCTTTTTAGCTGCCCTTTCTTTAATTGTTAAACCTATTATAAAGCTATCGTTATACAATGTCAATAGGTTTTTGCGACTTTTTTAGTCCATAAACGGGCATTTGTCAGATTTCGCATGATCTGCTGCGGTCTGCTCCTGCTCTCCCACGCGATCAAGCACACATTGGACAATAAAACCATTTAAGCTATCGCCTGCCGCCGCTCTGATCCGCTCTTCATCTTCTTTTTTGAATCTTACAAGGGCTTTAAAATATGCGTTTTTCTCGTATTTAGCTGTAGCCTTTGCTTGCGCCTTTGTTACCATGATAACACCGCCTTTCTTATAAAGATATCGTCATTATAACGCTACTATATACGGAAGTCAATATTTTTTATAAAGATATC